TATCATCACATCTATAGACTCGGACTCGATGAAATTGTCCAATACACTTTGACGATCAATGTCCACTATTTGAATACCCAACTCCTTATAGAAAGTCGTGGGGCACAGTTCGTATTTCTCGGATGTCAGTACATATACTTTGTGTCCATCTTCTACCAATGATATGAGATTGTGAAAGTTACACAACCCATAGTCGATACACAGTATCTTCATTAAACCAGTCGAGTAGTGATTGTGAAATTGCCATCCGAAACAATATCATCCACAAACTCTTGAGGTATAATACGGTCGCATATAACTATACCAATTTTTCTATCACGTGACCTATGCTTGAAAGTATCAGCTATTCGATATACACCATCGACCAGATCAAGACCACAAGGAATTGATACATTATGTTTTTCATGTAGATGGAATGGATATGGAGAATACTCCTCCACAGGCATAACAATCATCTTCTGTGCGTCATTAGGAAAGGCGTCTCCTAATATTTCCGGTTTGCCTCGCATCGCTTCGAGGAAGTCATTTCCCGATATGAAAATCGGTAGACTATTAGTTTGTTCTGGTCGCACATTATTCTCACAGAAGTACCAAACACCATCTTTTAACAGTCCGGTAAGTTGACCCACATACGAAGATTCCGTACATTCCTTTGAAGCCCAGTCGAGATATCTTTTTGCCCACTTTAAGACTATCTCATTGTTCTCTGGAGAGAGATGTTTGAAACTTGAAGTTCGTGTCCAATGAGTAAAGTTTCCTGCTACCTTGGCGACATCTTCTCCGAGTATCTCTTGGGTATGTAAGATAGACCATTTACCCTTTGCAATCATATATGCAACATTGGTCTCTACAGCACCTTCAATGTATTCTTCGACATAACACTCTTCATATCCAATTCGATCCAGTTGTTTCTGAGTAAGACATATTCTGGCAGTGTCATTCACAATTCCACAAATGTTAGGTTTGACGACACAAGGTGCTATTATATCCTTTCCAGTTAATATCTTAGGTACCTTTATACCAAGACCCCTGACATTATTTCGAGTCTTCATTTTATCAATTTCTAATTTATTGACTCTTTTAGTCAAACCAAGAAATTCTGCATTCTCAGAGAATCTTTCGCAAGAAAGACTCGGATTAGTTGATATTACAATATCAGGTTTATTCGACTTCACCCATTTATCAAGAACGCTATCTTTATTGATGGATAGAACTTCCACCCCCAAACTCCTGTAATATTCTACAGGTAGATTAAAGAACCCCGAGACAATAACAACCTCATGACCATCTTCAACTAAAGATATTACATTATGGAAGTTACACAGACCAAAGTCTATACATAGTATCTTACTCATCTTCGCCTTTTAATAATCCAGTTGACCATCTTATAGGTTTGCCATGGTGTTCTTCGAATTGACGTATCAGTTCTTTGTATGTATTTAGAATTTCATCTTCTCTATTGTCCAACCAATCACTGAACTCATTCCAATCTTCGGTAAGCATTGGAGCAACACTGTATTCGCCCCAACCATTGTAATTTTCTTCTTCGTCCAGACCACGTATGTCGATGCGGCCGCATGAATAAGATTCAAGAAAGTGTTTATACTTTGCCTTCGGTAGTATCTTACCAGAAGTTTCTCTCCACTCGAAAGGTATATTATTATCTTCATACCAACGAGTAGATACTGGCCCCATCCAGTTTGTACTATAGTTTATCACTTAATAACTCCGACCAATCAGTATCTTCGGGCATCAGTTGAATCTGACCTTTGAATTTCTCGTTCTCTTTTAGTTGGTTGTAGATACCAACAGTGGCCATTGACAACCCATATCCAACTTTATGACAGTGATACATCGAACCACTTTCACCATAAAAGTCTACAGTATTCTCTCTCTCAAAAACCGATGTGATTCCGGAGTTCATACGCCAAGAGTCTCCGTAAATATAACTACCACTCCATCCACCAAGAACTTTGTAAAATGGGAATGTCCCTTTACCTTCTTTAATCTTTAGAACGACCCATCGGTCAGGTGTATATTCACTCATTGTACAGCCTCTTCTAATTCAACAACATACTTTTTCAGGTCAGCGATTTCCCATTCCAACTCTTGAATATACTCTTCGACTATCTCACGTTCACACAGAGTCTTACAACAAATAGAAATCTGTTGCTTTGCTCTTACTTCCAAACTTTTCTCGCCACGTTTCATAATCATTTACTCCCCGGCCATCCACTATCCCATTCACCAAATATTTCTGGTGCCTGTTCTGAAGCTCGTAACATATAGTATTCGCCTGGATAATGTTTCAGACAACTATATGCTTCTTTTCTTATGGTCTTTGGTACACGTGGAGTCTTCTTAGGATCCATTAGATCAAGTAAGAACTCACGAGTACGGTTAACCGCATTACGTCTTTCATTAGGCATTGTCATGATCAATAACCACCTTTATTAAACCATCCATTACCCTTGAGTTGAAATCCACCACTCTGAGTAATCACTTTCACTTGTTGAGTATCTTCGTCACAGACCGTGCACGGAAGTTTCATCTCCCGTTCGGTCTCACTCATACTCATACGAACATCTGTAACGACATCACATTTTTCACACTTGTAACTATAGGTCGGCATCAATTTTCCCACGTCTATGATATTCTGAACAGACCGATTCAAACGTGTGAAACAATCTATCGAACTTTAACTCGTACAGTTCTTTGACTGCGAAGTATTTATTCATCATCGCATCAGACGCTTCGGGACTGAAGTGATGTCCACCCCATTCCGGACTATCTACGAAATGTGTTGTTATCATATCAAGATCATCAATAATCGCCCATGCTTGCATGATTTGTTGTTCTAAATCAAATATAGGATCTTTAAGTTTCATCACTTATCCTCCGTACCAATCCAACACTAAACGAAACGCCAGAAGATATTCTTCATTGTCCGCATCGTGTTCTTTTTCTAAATCGTCAATATGTTGTTGCAAATCCGCAATAACAATCTCATCGGTTTTTTCGTGGTTTAACTCTACTTCAATTTTCATTGCGTAACTCCAATTCTTTTTGCATACATTTTCTTCGGAGTGGACACACTCCACGCATCACTACAACAGCCTCAAGATGTCCGGTATCCATATCTGCAATAGTTTTATACTGCAATGGTTGATCACCATCGATACCATATGTTCCCCACGTTAGAACATCACGTTGAACCTCGTGTGGTTGGTCGTTATAGAGACTCATATCAATCTCATCACCATTAGCAGATCTACGAATATAATCTAAACCTCCATCCACCATGTATTCCTTACCGTTTGCATCGGTATGAGTCACGTAGTCATGACGACCACGTGATTCGATGATTGTACCATCAGGCGTTTGTATCGCATTACGAATAAGTTTCACTTCATGTTCTCCCGAGTATCCATCACTCATTATAGTGCCTCCGCAAATTCGATTGCTTTTGATACCGCAAGTTGTTTACGGTTTTGGTTAGAACCGAACCATGCAGATGTCATACGTGAATCTGCTTCACGACCCATCTGGTGGTCAGTCAAGTAGGTTACACTGTTAAGTGCTTGCCACCATGAACCCACACCAAACTCTGCACCCGGCTGAGTTTCTAAGACATCAAATGCCTTCTGACCATTAGTAGTCAGGTCAGCATACGTTTTGACTTGTGGTGGGTTCTTACCTTGATAAGTACGAGGGAATACTTCATTGTAATACTGAATCAAGTTCTCCATCTTGAACTGTTTACCCGCAAGGAATTGCGACAGTTCTTTGTACTGTTCGAACTTCTCGTGAGCAAGACCAAGAGTAGTCTTAACGTGATTCGCATCAAACGCACGGCGGTGATTCATCTTCGCACCATTGATTGCACGACCCTTCAGGGCATACGCAAGAGTGTTCATGCACGATACACGGATCGGAGTGAAACGGATGTCGATAGACTTACCGTATTCGTGTGGGTTAGAGAACAACAAGTAAGAGTCTACTTGGTCACCCTTGAGAACATCAAAAGACTCATTGACCTTGGCAAGTGCCCAGACCATCTTACCGCCTTTCAGAGAACCCGCAGTGTCCATCTGCATACCACCTTCAATGCAATACTCATTGAAGAACTCAAACGCAGTCTCGTTCTGACAAGGTTCCCAGTTACCACCAACTTGAGTGAGAACTTTATTGTCCGAAGAACGAACAAGAGCTTCCATACCGGTAGGGATCTTGTCACCGTTGTAGTCAGCATAGGTAGGAACCTTTTCTACCGACCAGTTACAACCTGCCTTCTCCATCATTTGACGTGGAGTCAGGTCACCAGAAACAATCTCACCGATACCCCAAGGTGAAGAACCAACAGAGGCAGTAGTCTCGATTTGTAAAATGTCATTCATACTCATAATATATACTCTCTATTTAAAATGTTAACTCAATTCAACAAGGACATTATCTCATATTCAGAACAAGTTGGCAACACTTTTTTTCAAAATAATTAAATAACTTTCATCAACAGATTAACTGTCTTCAATATGGTAGCTTTGGTTTCCATATCACTTACAGCATCATCCATCTCAATCTCTAATCTGAGATCTTCTAATAGTTCACGTTTCTCATCGGTAGACAGTTCGTCTAACAATTGGATGTCTTTAATTCTTTGATCATAGTTTTCCATTAAAATCTCCCCATCATTGCTTTAGTCATTTTCTCGGACTGGTTTATTAATGTCTTCCTTTTTAAGTTGCAGTAGGTCTCTCCAAATACTCTTCCGGATAGTCCATCGAGACTCTTCTCGAAGATACTGACCATCTCAAGGACATCTTTAGATCCCTTCCCAGTTGAATAAGTCTTTAACCATTGTTTGGATTGTACAATGTCATCGACCTGTAGTGGCGCTAGTTCAGATGAACAATCTAAATTCTGAACTGATACCCAGACATCAACTACTGCCTTACTTTCATTATCATCATAAAAACTAGTGTTAGATATGGTTGAACATCCGGTTACCGCAAGGGCACCGATCAATAGTAGTGCTTTCATTTTGTGTTACGTCTCCTTTTTGTTGTTTCATAACTATGTATATATTTCCGTATGTCAGATAAAGAGAAAATAAAGTATCCCAGTGTTGGGATGGTTGCCACTGCCCACCAACCCGCATCACCAAATTCGAGTCGTAAACTTACTGCGTGGAATAATATCGCGAAACTAATCGCAAGAAGAATAAAGTGTTTCATTTCACCTCCATATCGAATGGGAAGAAGTCCAAGAAAAGATCACGTTCCATCTTGTATGCTTCCTTTTCCCAAGGTTGATTTTGGTATTCGTAATTGTCTGCCTTGCGACCTTTCCACTTCCAAGCACCTTCCGAGACCAGTTCATCACGTAAGAATTGTTTTGCATGAACCATCTCGTGGGCAAGTGCTTGCATCTGACGCATGAAGGTCTGGCCTTTGGTACCGATTTCAATTTCGGCATAGTCGTGGTCACCGAGACACAGACCTTGGGCATTTCCATCTAGTGTTCCTTTGAATCGGATAGTCAATAGACGTTGAAGACGATTGATCTGCAATGCACGACATAGGTTATCGATGTATTTTTCAACAACCGCTTTATTCTTATGACGACCTTCGATAAAAACATACATTATTTAATCTCCTCGAAACCATTAGACTCTAAAATCGCACGAACACGTTCACGGTCAAGACTGTCACCGTCACCCCAAGTAATACAATTCTCATGGTGGGCGACAATTGCTAGAGTAGCCATATATTCCATAATCGCAGACTGGATATCAGGGATACTACAACCAAGGTCGTAGATACCGTCCTTACCGTAGAACATATGGACATAATCACGAAAATCATTCAACTTAACTGGAAACATAACAAACACCTCTCAACTCAATAGGGTACTATTATCTCATAATCATAACAAGTATGCAAGACTTATTTCACTTATTTTTAGATCATTTTGTTATATCAAGGTAGGTTCTTATCTCTTTTTTGGATAACTTGCGGAACTTCCTGCGAGTCACAGCCCAAGTCTTCAGGGGTGTACTGAACTCGATTATCTCGGTCGTACCACGTTTGACATACCCTATCAACTGAGAACCTCGGGTAATGTAGGTATGGTTCGTAATCTTGTGGTCACCCCAGTCAGTCAGCTCTTCTCTCCAGAGAGAGGTTAATAGTCGTTCACTCATTACTCATTCTCCAAGGTTTAAAATTGGGACTGTCTTTTAGTGTGCACACGGCGCAGTCATTCCGTACTCCTATGATTACCTACGCATATTGGCGTGGTCTTTCGCCTCTTGCGCATCAATGATGGGTACCGCATTAGACTTGTGCATTGTACTGATACCTTTGACCAACGTACCCGTGTAGATCATTTTTTCTTTCTTTTCGGTATTGCCAGTACCACTATCCAGAGATTTATAAACCGGAGTCTCACGTCTGTAAGGTTGTTCTGGTGTATAGTCTTTGAACTCATACTCACGTTTTTTGGTCGTCCATGCATTGTACTTCTTCTTACGTCCATTTGCATAGTGTCGCATACTACCGTGAATCATACTATAATTCCTTTTCCATACGTTGTCTGAGTTTTTGCAATATCGATATACTATGTGCAATTAACATTAGACGAGAACTTTCCGTGCACTCGGATGCTTGTTGTTGAAGTAACTCCAACTCCTCCTCAACCATATCAAAGGGGGTGATCATAAATTACCACCGTAGTAATCCAGTACCAGACTAAACGCTTCGATACGTGCATTCAGGTAAGCATCGAGATCAGCGTAAGGGTCATTATCAAATATAGACACACCGCGTTCCAGATCTTGTCCCAGATCTTTCTTGAAGGTTTCGATGTGACATTTCAACTCACCGATCATTATCGCGTCAATCTGTTCAGACTCCATTTCAATCATTACTTTAGACATATTGTTCTCCATTAGATAAATTTTTAACATTAATGGTTTTCATTGTAGTACTATCAAGAAAGTGTCTGTCCATAGGTTCAGGGCCAGTCGCAATACTGTAGTAGTCAACATTGTTATCGGTGAGGTTCTCATGAACAAACATTATCTCACCTGTGATTATGGAACGAGGGGTTTCCCATTGAATAGTCTCACCTACTTTACCGTACATTATACAGTCCTCTTCTTACGTCCATTTGCATAGTGTCGCATACTACCGTGAATCATAAATTACCACCGTAGTAATCCAGTACCAGACCAAACGCCTCGATGTATTCATTCAGGTAAACAACATCAGCCTTAGGGTCATTGTCAAATATAGACACACCCTCACCCTTTTCTCTACGCTCCAAATCTTTTCTGAAGGTGTCGATGTGCCATTTCAACTCACTGACCATTATCGCGTCAATCTGTTCGTTTTCCATTTCAAGCATTACTTTAGACATTTTAGTTCTCCATCTCATTAATTTTTACAACAATCTCATTGTAGATTCTTTCGAACTCTTCTTCATTGAAACGTTCTTTAGTTTCACAATGAACCATCAAGTCATTCCAGTGGTAAGTAATCTGTTCTTCTCTATTCATAATATCTCTCAACTCAATTAGGTAACCATTATCTCATAATAATAATAAGAAGTCAACACTTATCAGCTGATTCTTTTAGACTTTTTTAACACTTTTATGGGGTTTGATATAACGGAAAGGTATAATCACCCTCCCCGACTGGATAAGGCTTAGTATACCACAGTAAGGGGAGGATGTCAAGGGGGGGATTAGTTATCGGACAGGGGGTTATCCAATGCCTTTTGAACTAGGTCTGTGAGACGTTCTTCGAGTTCTTTTAACTCGCGGTCGTTCTTGTCACGTAGACGGTTGAGTTGGGTGTCGTAGTTTTCTTGTAGTTGGTTGCGTTTATCTTCGAATCGATCATTTGCTTTATCGATCATGTCACGTACTTCAGTTTCGGTAATTCTTAGATTGTCCTCTACACGGTCTGCTTGTTTCTCGATAGAGATGATGTCGTCACGTAGACCAGACTTGATATCACGGGTATATTCTATGGCTTCATCTAGTTTAGTCTCAATGACATCGTTACGTGCTGAGATAGCATCTACGTCAATGTTCTCTACGATCTCTTTCATACTGCGATAGTCATTGTAGAACTCAAATCCACCCCACGCAGCACCACCGAGTGTAGAGAGTGCGGTAATCAATGCGAACATCTTACCACCTTTGAAGGTCATCCCTCCAAATTCGATTTCCGTTTTGTCTTCTTCTTCTGACATTATTTCTCATCACCCTCGAATTTCAGTTTTCTTAGATTCGCCAACTCTGCTTGTAACTTCTGGACTTCTAATCTTTTCTTAGTAAGTTCTAATTGGTATAATGTATTACAGTTGATTCTTTCTTTTGGTGCACCTATAGGTATGGTGATCTTGGCATATACACCAACATCTTTCATTTTACCACTACCATTATTGTATAGGTTACTGTCAATGCCCATCGTATTGAATGGATCATCTTGATTGATTATACCGACAACACCGAACTCTACGTTAGTAGCAGAACCAATGGCGTTCCGGCAATCTATATCACCAGCCCTAATTTGATCTGAAGCATAATTAGATGGGGATTGAGGTAATGATAGATTCAAAGCACTAGAATCTCCATGAACCTGTCCCACACATAATATTGTCAAAATCACTATAAAATATCTCACTGCATCACTCACTATTTAAGTTTCGAACATATCCTCGATGATACCACCGTTACTCTTTCATCTTCTGCTATTATCTTAGATTTACTGCATATGTATTTGACAATTTTAGTATCACCAAATCTAACATACACTTCCACTTTTTGTTTCTTTAGATAGGGAACATTTAGTATTCGTTCGCCACCTACCGCAAACTTTACTGGATTCCAATCTTTATCAAACACGGATATTTCATACCAACCAACATCCTGCCTGCTGTTGAAGAGTTCCATATCAACTTTCATAATACCAGAGACATGAGATAACTTCAGTTTTGGGTACGTGGGTGTCCATTGGTGGGCATTCGCATACCCACCGATAAGGACTAATAACATCATAATATAACGCATGATACTATTGCGCTATACACTCAGCACTGACTGCGGCACGGTAGATACCGCCAGGAAATGATTTCCCATAACCATAGTCTGCTTGAGATTCTGATCTGAACCATATACTACCAGCAACAGTCAAATCATATTCTGTAACATTGTTGTACAGTACTTTGGTGTTGTCGAAGTCATTCATCAACGTATCTGATACTTCAGCAATATCAACCAATCCTGTCCAATTCACAACATCGTTCAAATACGGTGAAGTGGTAAACTCGATAGGATACGATAGAACCGCCTTGTAAGATCCAGCTTCAATGATATCGAATCGAACGATAGGTTCTACCCCACCATCTATCGACTTAGTACTAAGAATATTGCTAACAGGGTTACCAAAGACTCCGGGCGTGTCGGTAGTGATAACACACTTAGACTCCACGTTACCAGTAATTGGTACTTCTGTAAATGCCATAACGCCAGTCGAAGTTAATGCGACCGTGGCAAATAAAATTTGTTTAAACATAACTATTTCCTATAGATTAGTTGTTATACTGACTATTTATCATTTTTTCATGTAATAATTGTTGAGCAAGTCCAACTCTTTTTCCTTTAGGATTAGTTGGTAACTTACCATCTTTTAATGTAATTGTTTCGTCATATGTTCCCCCAGATATATCTCTCATATATGCTGGCGGTATTAAACCAAGCGCAAGTAACTGATCATGCTTTAGTTGTGCATCAGCACTCATTAACGCGGAGTTAACTGCACCCATTGCGATTTCTAAACGTTCCCTATTCTTTTGTATTGAAATCCTCCTTCTATCCTTTTCCTTTTGTTCCTCTTCATCAAGTTCTGCCTTTTTCTCAGCTTCCTCCTTGATAAATCTTTGTTCTTGTTCGTATATTGCAGTCAAGTCCGGTTCAGGAATATCGGGTATTGGTACAACATAGCCAGGACAGTCAGGACTAGTCTGTGGATCGAAACATGGGTCGTACCTATAGTTGTAAACCACCCGTGCGTCTTCTACAGTACCTTCTCCAGTCCATTCGATAGAACCATCTCCCCAACGGTCTATCAGTATATTGTCTACCGGAACTATCTTATTAATAGTGTTCGATCTTCGTCCAGACCAATCATCCACTTCTCGAAAGATGTAACCGTCACCGCCAGCATCTTCGTTCTGGACATAGACGACCATATCATCTTCGGTATTCTTTATAGCAGTGTATCTGTACAACACACTGGATACTTCTAGTCCTGCCTGTTGAGGCAAGATGTTGCGCATCACCCAATTATAACCAAAGTCGGTTGCGTTCCTAGTTGTACCGGATATGACCTCAGAGTAAGAGTAAGAGGAGCAGAGCGCCAATACCACCACTAGCGGCAAGAGTCTTCTCATTTGTGGTCATCTCCTTTTCTTTATCTTTATCGCTTTTCACTTCGGGTGAACCACCTGCGGCAAGTTCTGCTTCCCACGCAAGTTTAGCTTCTTCGCCGATCATACCGTCATATGGGCAAGGTGTTCCTGCATTCATCATAGCGTCAAAAACCCGTCTATCTTGACACATCACTGATACTGCTGCAACTTTCATACCCATATCGTATAAAGTCTTAGCATTTTTTAATTTTTCGCAATTATAATCAGTGAACTGTGTACCCGCAGAGATACCAAGAATTTGTGTTTGTACTGCACCCGCAACACCGAATGTACATAGGTCAGAGTTTGACGTATTAATCGTGGGGGAAATAGCAGAAGGGGGAGGCGACTTCAAAGTAGTTGTCGAATCAGATTTTGTGGTAACAGTACTATTAGTTGTAGAGTCTGTCTTTATAATGTCTTCGATAACACTTTCTTGAGCATATGCCGAAGAAGTTAAAATCACACCAACAAGTAGGGTATAAAGTAGTTTCATGAATAAATCCAAAAATAGTTATTATGTACGATTCTATTTATACAAAACATATCTTTAGAAGTGAACAGTTTAGGGACATGTTCGGGTCACGATCCCAAGGTAGGTGGGATTCTTTAGGTCGCGATCAACCCTTTGTTTACTAGTCGTTTATAGTTATTCATCTTAGTGTCTTTGGGGCCACTAGGTTTTATCTTTGTCCTTATATGTATGAAGTTTGCACGTTCAACATCTGGTTCAAACGAAGAATAGTTCCACATTTGTCCATCAAGGTAGTTGCCTTTCTGTGTGTGGGACATTCCCAGTTTAAGTGCGAGAGTGTGCATGACACCTTCATCAACCCAGTTCTGTTTATACCGTAACACGATATCGTCAGTCAATACACTACGGAACTTCTTACGTTGTTCCTTGGTCAGTTTGTATATAGATCCACCCCAGTAAGGTGCACCTTCATTACCCCATACGAAACCGAGTGTTCTTGCAATACCCGAACGCAGATTGGTTTGGATTTGAGTATGTCTACCTATGCCTTTACACTCAAATATGTTTTCATTACAACCCTTACGAACAAACATATCGGCATCAACCATAACAACATTGTCATAGTCATCCCATCGTTTGTCCAACATAACAAGTTTCTGTAGTTCGGGTCTCACATCCATAGAAGTGAATTGGTCACCTCTTACAAGTTCATAGTCCGCACCGACCATCTCAGCGTACTCAGAGATACTCTTAGATGATAGTTTAGTCAGTTCGTTGAGTTCACCCGACCAGTGTTGTAGTATAATATTTTTCATGAGAACTCTTTTACAAATATATCATATAGGTATTGTGACCACGCTTCATGAGCGGGTTCGTTGGGATGTCCAAACTCTAATATTTCGAAGTCATTCTCGGCAAAAGTATAAAAGTCGATATACCTACCAAGTCCAAGTCTACTGGTATCTTTCAAACTACTAAGTGATTTGTGGGTATACTCTATCCATTCAGTCCAAGGAGAATCGGTTCTTTTGAATCTTGGATGTGTTGACAATAAAATATTCGACCAACACCTTTTGTGGAAAGAACCCTGTATTAATTTGATACCCATACTATCACATATCAATTCCATACTTTTCATGAAACTTAGATGATGTGTTATTTTAGTACGAAGAACATCCATCTTTTCTAATGCGGGGGACAATAGTTGTTCTAGTTCAGGTTTAATATGGTGCATCCTAGCAGGAGAGAATTGCGACATACATTGGAACCGTTGGATACCAACCTCTCTTTCCCATCCAGATACTCTATTTTCTGCAGCCTCGTCTCTCTGCCACGCAGACCAAAGAATTACCATATGAGTAGGATTTTCTTTAGTCGGATCTAAAAGATAGTCTATAGTGTCTCGAAATATTTTATCATTACACGCACCACAAGTAGCGAGATTCACATATTCTGTTTTTAATTTTTTAGATAAATGATGGGTGAATGTTAAATGGTAATGTTCTGGCGGACTCTTATCATATCCCTGCAACTCATCACCCCATACGAAACTGCAACCATTAGTTAGTAACATGGTAACATTTCTGCCGCAGTAATTATATGAGCAATAAGTTTAGCGTATTCCGTATGGGTATCTTCATCAGCATGACCCATGGGTTTTAACGTGTAACTTTTCTCAGCCAAGGTATAAAGGTCTGTATAATTACCCAAACCCATTCTACATTCAGGACGCAAGTCTTTAAGGATTTTTTTAACTTCTTTCTTATAATCTTCGAAACCATCCATTTTGAGAGTGGATAATATATTTTTATACATGTCACCGTGGATTACGCCCTGTATGATAGGGATCATCATCATCTCACAAATAAACTGCATCTGTTGCATACATTTCAAACCATATAATATTTGAGTCTGCATGGTAAGAACATCTTCAGTATATGCTTTGAGAATTTCCTTTCTGTTTTTATTAGTACTATCACCCCATTCTAATTCAAAGGATGTACTCTTGTGTGAAGGTATTATCTGGTTCATGTTACATTCTTGAGGGATATGTATATCTTTATCCGCAAGAAAATGTTCAGACTCACACAGCTCAAACCTTCCCCAATTACTCCACATTATAACAACCATATCAACATGGTCAGATGGACGCATTAGAAAGTCGAGTGTTCTACGGTAAATCTTCGCGTTTGAAGAACCGTTCTCTGCAAGGTTCACATAAGGGAGATGCAATCTCTCTGATAATTTGTGTGTGTATGTGTGACGATGGTGGGTGTCGATCCCATTCGGAGATCGACTTCCCTCTAGTTCATCGCCATAGGTGAACGAGTCACCATTAGTCAGTAGTATTCCCATTATTCCCATGAATCCTATCGTGTTCAAACAACTTCAGAAAACCATAATGAATTGTTTTCATAATGTCTTTACGCCAGTCAGCAGGGTTCTCTCCCTTGTTGCCATATCGACCATTATACTTGTCAATATTACCAGCAAAGAATCCCATACCATGACCACGATCAACGATGACTTCAGATGATTGAAGACCCCCTTGACCATAGTGACCACTGTAAGTAGTATCTATATATTTCCTAAACTCTTCGATCAGTTCTCTTTCACGGAACTTGTAATCAATATCATCCGTATACTCATTCCAAGTAGTGAACTCATTCCAAGTATTGGTCGAATTATCTAGATAATTTGAGGTCAAATTATCTTGCCAGTAAAGTGCATCTCCATTGTAAGAAATGTCTGCATCAGTAATCGTGCGGCTGCGCAGTGCGTTTGCATGTGCCTGATCCCATTCTTCGGGAGTTGCGTCATTCAGACTACGACCACCTACAGTAACGTCACCATAATATTCAGAACCCGCCATTAGAACAACTCCTCATATAATGCTTCAAGGTCTTCGTACTCGGTACGAACTTCTGCCATGTTTGCTTTGTGATAAATCGTAGCAAGTTTACGGATATGTTTCTTATCCACGCCATGGTTCTCAAAGGTGACTTGAACGATATCTTTAATCAAGTCTTTCTCTGCATCGATGCGAGTCATACTATCAGATAGTTCTTTAATCGCACCTGCAACTTTCTTTTTATCTTCGGGGGTCAATGTAATCATTCTGTTTCAATATCCTCAATTAATAAATCACGTAAGTCTCGCGCCTGTTGGTCACGAGGATCATTTTTTCCATACCCGCAAAACTTATATGCGAGTGTAATTCTGTCTTCTCCTGCATACGCAGAATGCCAACAGAGATCTTTAGGTTCATCTTCGGGAGCAAAGTAGAAGTGTCTACATTGCCATCCCGGCACGTCCTGTAAGGTAACTATCTCACCTGTGTCGTTGTCACGGTACTTGAAGTATCCATTGCCACTCTTAGACCAAGTGAATAATACTTGATATGCAGATGCGTCATAGTTAGTGTGCCATCCAACAAACCCGCCAGGCGGATAATATGATAATAGTGCAGAAGTATGTGCACCGATATCGGCTGCAAAATCATACTTGACACGTTTCATATAATCCGACCAGACTTTGGGTTGAGCACGAACCATCTTAGAGATAGGTTGTGCAAAATGTCTGTCTGGTACACCTACTAGTGTATCACGTGACAGACACTCTGTCAAGTACTCTTCGGAACAAAAGTACTCCCCATTAGTCTTATCTTCTTCTGCACTATACACTTGGTAGTCAGTACTAGAATAGTCACGACTAAAGAAATCCTCGACAAAACTGTCAAGGGTCTCTAGGAGTTCTTTGTTCCGAATAGTTACTTCAGACATTAAATTATAATGCCACTAGTAGCTTCGATCCATGCTTTCTCAAAAGACTCATTTGTCGGTACAGTGAAAATAACATCACTAAACGTCAAAGTCTTTGGATTTTCAACAGCAGACATACATACACCACGACCGAAACCAATCGTACCATCTTCACCACGTACAATAAGACGTGGGTCTTGTACATGTACCGCACCTGCATCAATTCGATCCAATCGTGCAATATATTCACCTACACCCGTCATCACTGTAACGATATCACCCTTCTTCATTTTCTTCTCCTACCTTGTTTACCTTATTTAAAAACCAAGAACCACTTTCTTCTGTTAGTTCCCATTCTATCACATCCCCTACCTTCAAGTCAAGTTCTTTCATTAATTCATCACTAAACTCAATGCATTGATGTCCTTCTTCATCCAATACTACTGGACAACTGTATTTACTCATTTTCCATTACCGCCTCTGCTATATCAGGGAAATGTGTTTTGATATGTTCCCAACACTGTTCCGCAACAATACGATGTTCCTTCTGAGTTTCGATACCCATACGCAACTGACAGAAGTGAATCCAAGAACGCAAAGATCCTGCCATGTATAAGGTGGTACCTGTATTACCTTCGGGTAACACCACACGTGCTTGTTCCTTTGCGATACCATTATCTAGTGCCCAGTTATATGCATCTTTCGCAGCCGCAATAACCTTCTTCTGTTTCATGTTCCAGTTTTCGACCAGACCATTCGCACTTGTCTTAGCACCTTCACTACCCACACCATAGTCAGCATCCGCAATATCAATAGATGCCTGACGGTTCTTGGGATCTTGCAATCTCGCCATACGAGTAGAGAAGTTCTCACTCTCCGCATAACGTTGGGAGAACTCTTGATATGAAAACGAACGGTGACGGATAATCTGTCGAGAGATATCACGTGTCGTTTTTATTTCAAGAGTCATATGCACCATCTCGAATGGAGACCAGTGTTGATGTTTGATTAGATATTTCAACAACCTTGGTGCACTTTCAGTATTGTTTTGGTTAGAAGGATTACTCACCCTTGCAGTATATGCGATTAAATCATTTGCATCCCAACAGTCAGTTACTCCAACGTTTGGTTTGCTAATCGCAACTAAATTCACTTCACTCATCTTCTTCTTCTTCCTCATCTAATGTTAGTGTTATACCTTGACCTTCGAACCATACAATCGCCAGTTCAATACCCTTTAGTTTACCGAAATGATTACCCAAATAGTAGGCACCAATCATCAAGGCAAGAGTTAATAGTGTTTGATATTCTGGACTCATAATTTGAAATCTCCGAATCTATTTTCCGACTTTAGTCTTTGACCAGAATTCGAGTTATCAAACGCAGGGCCATTATCTTCTTCTTTGTTTAGAGGAGAATCATTCTGATCCACATCAAATAAACGCATCTTAGAACGATCCACACCAACAACAAACCTTTGATTAGAACCAACATCATTGTAACGATTCTTCAACTGTTTGATTAATATCTGACCATTGTTTGAGAGTTCATCATTACTAATCAATGCAAACATAAGGTCAGCGGTAGCAGGTAGACCAAATGATTCCGAAGTATCTTCGAGTCCCACATCATCATTCCCGTAACCACCACGAGTAGTCTGTGTCGCAGACATAACAGGTACATCAAACTCTACCGCAAGACCACGTAGTTCTTCTGCAATGGACTTGATATATGTGTAAGAGTTGATAGAACCACCCATCGCTTTCATCCGTGAAGACGAACATATGTTCAGATAATCAATATATATCATATCCGGAACAAAGTTCTTCTTCAACTTCAGTTCATTCAATAATGCACGGAAGTGAGACGCATTTGCTTGACCGGTAGGATATTCTTTAATTATCAATCTACCATTAGTCTTTGCCTGAATCTGAGAAACCTTGTCGGTGAACATCTGCTTGGATAGATTCTCTAATTGATCGATAGGTATGTTCAACAAGTTTGCATCGATACGTTCTGCGATACGTTCTTCGGCCATCTCCATAGTGATATACAATACATTCCTACCCATAGAGAGTGCGGCACCCGCACAGTGACACATAAACAGAGACTTACCTACACCAGTACCTGCAAGTGCAATGTTCAGGGTCTTGTTAGGAATACCACCCTTGGTGATCTGGTTGAATAGATCTAGGTCAAACGGAATACGTTCTTCTTGTTCGTGGTAGAAGTCATATCGACCTTCGACATTCTCAAGATAATCGTGACCAATGTTAGTATCAAATGTAACACCCAGTGCCTTAGATAGAATATCCGGAATCGCATTCTTAGATAGTGTCTGGTGTTTACCATCAATGATAGAGATAGACTCCATGATAGAATTGTAGACCGCACGGTCTTGACACCACTTCTCGGTACGATCAATCAACCAGTCAAGGTTCTCTGCCTCAGCAGTAAAGATGTTTGGAAGTATCTCGATTGCATGACGATATTGTTCATCATTGAGACGATCACCTTCATCGACCTCAATCTTAAATGCTTCCATTGTGGGGAGTTTATTATACTTTGCAATAAACTTGGTGAATTCATTGAAGAGTCCTTTGTAGACCCCTTCAAAATAGTCAGGTGTTAGGAACGCTGCAACCTTTCTCGCATATGCATCATTCGTTAATAGATTCCTCAGAATCGTTTGTTCCAGATTGATTTCCAACATCTTCTCCATTCTTTTTCTCAGTACCGTATACCCAACCTTCATTTATACCACGTTCAAGTATATCTTCTAGAATAGAACCAGAGAATTCTTGGAGGTCTTCACTAGAAGAATCCAACTCATCATCCGGAGATTCTACTACACGAAAGTCAAAGGTAAGACAATCGCGTTCTCCATCATACTTGATCGTGCCAAAACGTAACACGGTTTCGGTAAACTCACCACGCAGGATGCGAACATCCCACGCGGCCTCATTATCTACATATTCGACAGGGATCAACTCATAGTCAACCCCCTCACTCACCTTGTCGAGATTAATCATTTATATCTTCGCCATCTATTTGTACTATTATATCAGGATCTACTTGCATTGGCAATCCAATTTGATATTGTTTTCTAATAAATTCTGCAAAGTCTGTAAATTCCCAAATAGGTGCCCAGAACTCATCGGTCAGAGTATCTTTCTGTCGAACCTTCGGATCTACCAACTCACCAGTACTTTTGTCTACACGTTGATACCAACCATTACTTGGTTTGAAAACATATCCACCGGCAAGAGCAACATCAAGTAGTCCAGAGTTCTTCTCGACACCACCATCCCAAGATACTGAGATAGGAATCTTAGACTTCTCTTTAAGGTAACGAGACTTCTCGATGTTGACTACGAAATCATAACCAGTAACTTCGGTACCCGTCTTAGTCTGTCTACGACCGATGATCCAGATAGTATCAGCACTATAATAGATACCAGTACCACCACCAACAACATCCTTCGGAAACAATCCAATCTCTTTGTAGGTGTGATTGATAGCCAACATAGGAATGTTTTTCATTGCAAGGTATGGTGTTGACATACGGAACAGACCCTTCAATGCCTTCGCACGTGACATGTCCGCAACACCCTTCTCTGCCAATGCATCATCGAGTTCTTTCTTAGACGCAAGGTTACCAATAGAATCGATTACAATGATAACGTCATCATCACGATCAATCTCTTCTAGTTGAGAGATAAGGTCAAACTTTAGTTCTTCTACATTCGTGATAGGAGTGTGAAGAACACGACTAGTGTCAATTCCAAACTGTTCGAAATAAGATTGGGGTGAACCGAACTCACTATCGTAGAATAAAATAACTGCATCTTTTCTCTCCCGTAAGTATGCACCAGCCATAAGTAGTGCAAATGATGTTTTAAAGTGTTTAGATGGCCCTGCGAGGACGGTCAGTCCAGGCGTAACACCACCGTCAATAGAACCGGACAATGCGACATTGACCATAGGTACATCTGTAGAAACCATATCCTTTTCTGTGAAGAACTTACTCTTTGACATAACCTCGGCACTCTTGACCTTGGAGTTCTTCTTCAATTTATTCATTATACTCATACGTCTTTCTCATCTCCAAATGATATATTATTTACTTTTTCACGTTCATCTAACTCGTATATTATACGATATTTGTTGTTGATTGTCAAGACATTTTCTAACAGATCGAACTTTTCTCCCTGAGATTCGGAAAACTTCAGAAGTGCCATAGTGTCTTTGGGTAGACATGCACCACCAAACCCACGTTTCTTATCAGGGCCAGGCACACGGGTATGTTTGATGCCGATACGATCATCCGCACCCATTGCACGAGTAATCATATTATAACTACAATCAAATGAATCCACCAACTCTTTCAACTGGTTGAAGAATGTCAACTTAGTTGCAAGATAGGAATTGGTCGCATACTTAACAAAGGATGCCTCGCACCCAGACATACGATAGTATTTGTCGGACTTACACCCACTAAAGATATCATAGATCTGTTGTAGTTCATTACACGCAGGATCCGTACCACCAAACACATGATGTTCCGCATTGACGAAATCTTCACACGCAGACTTCTCGGTCAGGAATTCGGGATTGTACACGAATCGATCAAAGTCTTGAGGTTCGATTGAATTGTATATTCTATCCACAATGTCGGGAGTGATTGTTGATTTGACAACAACAAGTGCGTTAGTATGGTACATCAACTTGAGTACCGCATCTTCTACAATAGACGCGTCCACAAAACCCGTCTCTGAGTTCTGTGGAGTAGGTGCAGCGATAAACGCAATCTGTGGTTTATACTTCACAAGATCATCGATAGTAGTTTGGTTATTCGGATCAACAATAAAGTGTTCTACCATAGGATGATAGAACGCATATTCTACAGCCTTACCTACAAACCCATGTCCCACGATACCCATACGTAAAGGATTCTTCTTACTCACACCTTCGGGTTGAGATTCACCTTCGGGTTTCTCGGGGACATATTCATCAAAATCATCTGCCACTATTGTACTCCATATACCATTCATAAAAATTACGGATACCATCTTCTACGTTAGTAGTTGGATGATAACCAAGTTTTTCTAACTTACCTGTGTTAGACCAAGTTTCTTTTGTGTCTGCGGGATGTTTTGGTGCCATCAACTTGATTGCGGACTTACCCGTATTCTTTTCGATCTCTGAAATAAAGTCCATAAGTTGTACCGGTGCACCACGACCAATATTGAAGATCTCTCCTGCATCCACATCATTATTCAACACACATTCTATACCATCTAGGATATCTTCTACGTATGTAAAATCACGTTTCATGTCACCATAATTATACACTGTTATTGGTTTCTCGGCAAGTATATTTTTGGTGAAGTCAAACAATGCCATATCCGGACGACCCCAAGGGCCATAGACCGTAAAGAATCTCAGACCAATAGTGTGGAGACCAGACCCCTGCATCTGACATTCATTGGCCCATTTAGTCCACCCATAAGGATTCAACTGTTTACCAGTCTCTTTACCTTCTGTCCAAGGTAGTTCAGAACCCGCAAAGACACAAGAGGTTGACGCATATACAATACGTGCGTCCGGTGCATGTCTCTTACAGGCATCAATGAGATTCTGCGTACCATCGATATTGTTTGCATGATATTGTTTTTCTTTACCGAACGAATCACGCACACCTGCATGTGCTGCAAGGTGAATAATATCTGTGGGTTTGACACCTTCGATGAGATTGTCCATCGCTTCTTCATCACGAAGATCCACATTCAGGACATCAATACCAAAATGTTCGACACGATGATGTTTCAGTGTGGGACTATACAAATGGTCATTGTAATTATCCATACCAATAACCCAATGACCTTGTTGTTTCAATCTGTTACATAATTGCGATCCGATGAATCCTGCCGCACCTGTTACTAAATATTTTCTCATTATCCGTTCCTATAAACGTATTCTAATGCACGATCTGCCTCTACACTGAGAGGACGGTTCTCGTACCAGTTTCCTGTTTCTTTATCAAACTCTTCACATAACCGAGAGATTTGGTTTGATGATATGGGGTAACCTCTACTTACCGCACTTCCGGCAATCGCAATCATTATCGCGTACATTTTAGCATACCAACCAGTTTCAGAAATGGTCTGGTATTCTATACCCAACCTTTTAGGCCAGAACGGACAATCGCGATACGAAGTCCAATTGAAGTTAGTATTATTTAGACTATTCTTACGATGTTCTACTACTGCCTTCTGCATCTCTGGTGGCAGTCTATCTAGGAAAGAGTTACCGGTCTTCTGTACATAAGGATGTCTGGCAATCAGTTCACCCACATTAATTGGATTGCCGCCCAGATGAGAGAAGAAGAAATTAGTAGAACTAGGATATATTGCAGGAACATAGTACATCCGTGCAAGATCTTTTGTTTGCGGGTCACCAATTTCTCCAATTTCAGTATTAAGGGCGTACCAGAAGGATTTGATCGTATCTCGTTCAATAGTTTCCGATAGTCGGAAGACAATCCTGAATTTAAGATACTGATCCCTAGAACTAGCAGTACTATAACAGATGAAGTCCAGATCGCGAAACCTATCAATTAATTCACCCCTTAGAGAATCCAAATCATTAGTAAAATTATGGTTGTCCACATCAACAGCGCACCAACCACCCCAATATAAAGTAGATTTATTACTACGTGTGCTATCGGCTTCAAACACAGCAGGAGTAATAAGAGGACTAGAATTTCTACCACCCTTTTCACCTTTAGTTTGACTCAATCCATACAACAACTCAACGAACTTGTCCCAACTCTTCAGAGACATTGTTCGGTGAGTCTTGTTATCGAACTGAGATTTAAATATAGTTAATTCATAATTCATAGATACATTATATCAAATAATTGACCACCTGTCAACCAAAGAAATCCTCTAGTGACGCCTGAGGTTCAGAATCCCAACCAACCGCATCCAGAATGGGAGTGAGTGGGTCAAGGAATGTTTTGTTGAACATCATATCATAATTGATATACTTATCCAGTCCCAGTTCACGGGGAAGGTTCAGTGGATAGGAGATCACATTCTCACCGATTGGATTGGGCATCTTCAGGTAACAAAACTTGATCTTCTCACCATTCTTGATAGTCTCGTACCGTTTGGTCAGAGAACTTTCCTTGAGTGCTTTGTTGAACATCAACGCACCACGAACATGGATAGGAGTGCCTTTCTTGTACACCGTCTTACGGTCAGACCATTTGGTCACATCCGATACACCCCGAGGGAACGAAACCGCTTCGGGCGGTAAGGTCTTAAAATGGGACTTAAAGTCTCGAATGTACTTTTGTGTATCTACTTCGGTACCTTCTACGATGACCCGAAAGATCTCCTTGAACTTGTCACGGACGACCTGCGGAGTACTAGACTTGATTGCCTCGATACCCATCATCTTGAGTTTGGGTTCTGCGTACTGAACACCCTCGTTATTATGCACGTTCAGGATGTAACGTTTCTTGGCCATCCAGATACCACGGTCTGCGATTACCTCCCGTTCCATCTCCATGCGATTCTCATAGGCATTGGTCGCTAGTGCCATATCCGCATAAGACTTTACAAGGAGTTTCTCGAAGTGTTCCGAACAGATCTTGTCGAGAAACTTTACCGGATTACTAGGAGAAAACTTATCAACGAGATCCCCCATACGAAGATAAACAGAGTCGGTATCAATTGCCACAACGTAGTCTTCATCCGTGTTAAGAAGTTTTTGCATTTCATTGTTTACTGCTCTCTCTGCCCATTTGATTGCAAGTTGACCAGCAAGAGTAATGGACTCTGCAACTCTTTGGTCGAAATATCTGAACCAACGATTCCCAAGGGCACCATAAAGTGAATTCATAAGAATCTTAATTGCCATCTGTTGATTATTCAGAGAAGTTATGGTATACTCTAGAGTTTTAGATGGGTTGGTCTGCATCTCCTGTTGACATTCCAACATCTTCTTCTTGATTACTCTACGTTCCGAGTAATACTGTTTAATGATTATGGGAATCACACCTTCTCTATCTTGGGTGAATCTAACACCAGTAGGTGCAAGAGAATATTCTAGATTCTGGTCAGTCAGGTCAATCGAACCGTCCAGAAACTTATCGACCGAGACATTGCTAACGAATCCGTCCATTACCGTCTCGGGTGACATATTGTATTGTACAATGATGTTAGGATACAGAGATGCCAAATCGAATGAGGTTACCCAGTCGTGCGAACCAACCTGTGGGTCTTTCACGTAACCGCCAGGATATGCGGTCTTGGGTTTCTCAATCTTCTTAGGAACCGCAACCTTGTTCTTATTCAGAAGTCGGTAGATGATGGTGTCCCAGATAGCAGTCGTACCCAGAGTATCATTATAGTTCACACCCGCCTTGTAGGCCATGGTGAGAATTAATGAAATCAAATCAAGTTTAACATCGAGGAGATGTACCAACTCAACGTCTTTGATGTTATAGTCAATGAACTTCTGGAAGTCATTCTCATACAGGGCAAACAGAGAACCATGTTCTTCATAGGATAGTTTGCGTTCACCCAGTACTACATGGGCAATATGATCCAGTCGATAGGATTCTTGTTGACCCAGAGTATTGTAGGTGAACTTCTTGAAGACCTCAAGGTAATCGAGTTGTTCGATACCCTCAAGGACAAACTCTTGGTTGGGTTTACCATTGATAGTAGTATTGCGTTCACGGATAAGACCCCACGGAGACATGCGTTTTGCCATGGTATCGTCACCGAGGAGTTTAACCATACGATTGACTAGATACGGAATATCAAAGAATCGTGTGTTCCAACCAGTAATAATATTGGGTGCGTACTGTTCGAACTGTCGGACAAACTTACGAAGTAGGTCTAGTTCGTTGTCGCATTTGATATAGAGTACGTCATCACGGGATACTGTATAGTCTTGACAACCCCAGACCCAGTACGTACCACAGTCTTGACGCATAGTGATTGCGGTAACAGGATATGCAGCCGCGCCAGGAGTAGGGAATCCGTCCTGAGAGAAAACCTCGATATCGATGTTCGCAGTCTTGATGAGACTACGGTCATAGTCAATCTTATCAGGGAAGACTTCTCCGAGGAATTGGGCAACATAATTAGTATTGCCTGCAATAGTAAAGTTGGAGACATGTTCGTAACGTTTGTCAAAGTCCTTCGCCTCTGTCATAGAGTCAAAGGTTACTGGTTGTACGGGTAGACCGTCAAGTGTAGTCCAACCATCAGATTGTTCTGCGGTACCGGACATAAAAAGAGTTGGTTTGAATGGGATTCTGCGTTTTACTTCTTTGCCGTTCTCGAAACCACGGTACAGAAGTTTGTTGCCAAAACGGACAACCGATGTATAAAAATTGGACATAGACTCACTTCTTTAGAATAATGTATATAGTATAACAAAAAAAGGGGGTTTTGTCAACCCCCTTCGCAGTTATCATGACGAAACAAGATCCCCTATGACCACGGGATTCTTACCCAGTTTTCGGTTATCTTCTTTGGTTTGTATCACAAAGTTGTCTTGGTTAGTTTTGCCGCCATCAGCATACGGTTTGATGTGACCAATTTCGAAGTCAGTTGATAGGACATCTTCTAATGGGATTTCTACACCTTCGGGAGTTATCCATCCCTGATCTTTTGCAGCAATAAGTTTTTCTTCGGCAGTTCCACCTCTACGAGAATCTAACTGTACGAAATATTTAGACGCATCAAACTTTTCAGAGATTAACTTATTACGTAGATTGTTAAAACGAATCTCACGTGAACGCAACAACTCAGAGAAATTTGCAGAACGACCGTTCTCATTGTATGAGTATTCGGTCTTATCTTTCATCAGATCAATCTGAACATCGATATAATCTTTAATGAAAGTTTCTGGTTCAATCATACGCTTTCCACCTCGGATCTGTTCTAGGTAGATCACAAACAAATCCAACAATCCGTTTTCACGTTTAAAGATGGAAATGTTCTTACCGACAATTTTCAAGAAACGATCCATCTCGCGAGAGAACTTGTTGACTAACTTGTTAGCATTCTCGTTATAATACATTTCTTCTAAAGACTTGGCGGTAATTTTACTTTGCAGTCCATCGATGTAAATCATGAAAAGACCAGATAAGTAGTCATCAACTTTACGTCTGTTAATTTCTTTTTGTGAAAATACATTCTTAACGAAAGTCTTAGTGTGTTTTGTAGCAAGACTGCGGATTTCCTCCGCAACATTAGATATAATCGGGTTTCTCAATTCTGGCGCATTCAACGCAACACCACTATTAACAACTAAGAACAAACGAGTAATGTCTTCTTGATTGACGTTCAAGTAAATCTCTAGAGTCAATTTACGCGAATCTAGGATACACTTCATACCAGTAGGAAGTGTAGAATAGTTGCAGGTGTCTTTAGTTATGGTGTAAACCTCATCACCGATAACATAGTTCCCTAGAGGAAGACCAAACTTATCATCAACAAACTCGCCTATCGTAACAGTGCGGTTGTTAGAGTCGAGGTTCAAGTAGTCACATGTACTTAGGAACTGTGTGAAATATTCCATGGACTTTTTGTCATTTGAAATCTCAGCGGAATTGTAACAACTCTTCACATGCGCAAGGATGAACTTGGATGGTGCAGTATTCAGAATAAGAGAAACCAAGAATGATTGCTTATTCTGTACTTCCCATCGAGTCACCGACTGACAATTAAGATCAGCATAGACCGTATCAATCATCTTCTTGTATGCACCAAGAGTAATGTTTGAAGTTTTTGATTCTACAGACTTGTATGTTACATTTTTCATAATATATACCTTTATATAATTAGTTAGGGTGTGTAGGAAGTGAAGGAGTCACCATGAGTCGTTCTATCAACCTACACATATATAATACCAAAAGAGAGTGCCTTTGGCAACACTTTTTTAAACTTTTTTAACGAATAATGTCAATTTCATCCGCATTTGTATTCCACGTTTCTAGTTTAGTACGTAGACGACCATCTGCCTTGACCTGTTCGAATCTCTTAGATGCCTTCTTGCGCCACCAAGATACGATGTTCTCCATCTCGAATCGGTCAAAGTTCTCTGCGGGTTTGAGTTCATCGGTCTTGAGGTTTAGATAGTCCTTAACAGACTGTGCCTCATAACCATAGGTAGAGAAGAAGGAACGTTTCTTCTCGGTCAAACCCTTCGCATCTTTAAAGGTCTGACAGAACTTCGCATAACCATCCATATCATATTGCTTGAGAGAGGTTTTGATAATGGATACCATCTTGGTCTGCGTCTTCAACTTACGAGAAGATGCGTCAGCAGGTACCAAGTAATCACCACCGTTCCGTTCTTTGAACCAATCGTTCAGTCTACGGAAGTTATCATCGTTGATCAGTGGGGCGAAGTTTGAGTCTGTCAAACCATTAAAACGTAGGAATGGACGCATACCGTCATACATACTTGCAGACGTAGATGACCCATATAGTGATGTGGTCTCCATCATTGCTATGTTAGAACCATATCGTTTATTGATTTCTTTTCTCATTTGGTGAGAACAACAAATACCCGCAAGTAGTTTACCACCTAAAGTATTGAACGCTGCGGGCTGCACGGGGATTATGTTAAACGACATAATCACAGAGTCGTTGAATCTTTTCATCACTGCGGGATTGTACGAGTCCAGAGGATTACCCAACCATTCATTACGAGGACGTGAGTTGATTGTCGGAGAACCGAATCGAATCATACCGAAGATCTTACCAGAGTTCTTCTCCTTGACGATCTTCAACATCTGTTTGCCCGGAATACTAGATTCTACAGGGGCGGAAGTAACAATCTCCATGTACTGCATAAACTGGTTCTGTGGACAATCACCGATGACAAACTCCATGTCATTGGGGTGCATGTCAAAGTCATCGAATAGGTCATCTTCGGGGCCCATGCCGAGAAGACCCGTAGGGAACGTCTTCATGCGTTCCATCTTGATTTGTCGCATATAGTCATCAATACGGTCGAAGTTCGAAAAGAACTCGGTAAAGACGTTTGCTGCGTAGTGTGTATCTTCTTTAGTTAGTATCATAAATTCCTCATCTCAATGTAACCATTATATACTATTACGAGGAGTTTGTCAATCTATTATATGAAAATAGTGATGACGAGTCCAAGGTGCATCTATGTATTTTTGATTGTACCCGTGATGATCTTGGGTAACACAAAGTTTCTTAGATATGACCTGAGTAGTAGGTGTTCTCCATGGATTGAATGTAATATTGGGATCCCTTTTGTTGAAGGGTTTTTGGATGTTTCGACCAAAATGTAGAGTGTCACACCCGTGCCAAGGATGCACAAGAGTTGTCTCACGACCTCTATAATTTTCATATTTTAATACACGTGTAGTGTATGTCGAATATAATCTCTGTAGTGTGCAATATGGGCCACAGTTAATAGGGAAGTTACCTTGGGTCAACATATCGTATTGCCATGCAGCGGTTTCCTTCTCCAAGGTATAACACCCCATAAACAAACCAATGTTTCCATACAAGACATCCATTTCTTCAATAAACTTAATTATAGATTTCAACACATCTAAGTATTCTTCTATGAAAAAGGTATCATGTTCCAATACTAAGAATCTCTCATCAGACTCGGACGCCATGCGCATAAGTTCCCAATGAGAACACATTCCTGCCTTCTCGGTAGGAGAATGGTCATCAGGGGCACTACCATATAGATCAGCCTGCATTAAAGAAGTTTGCCAATTATATCTTGACAAATGTTCTTCAAAATCTACAGAGTCTGGAGTGATCGCATCAAAGGTTATTATCTCATCGATGATACCCGCGTCAATTGCAGGCTGAAAAGATTCACGAGAGATACGTGCGTACTCCTCGGATACTTTATCACCCTTTATTACTATCTGATATGCCTTCAACTAGGGAGATTCCATTTTTCTTGAGGAAGGTTCACAATACGGTGATGGGTCTCTGCGTCTAGGTTATCTGCACCTGCAAACTGCACGTGTACAAACTTGGTGTTATCATCTCTCCAGTCATGGAGTTCTCTTCCATCCACACCTTTATATCTACTGTAATGAATATAAGAGTTCCACCCATTATCCATACGTTGTACTTCAAAGTCGTGTACAAACATCATTGCATGTAGGTATGGTTGATCACAAGTATAGAACGAGTCTAATCCCATTTGACGAACTAACTCAACATATCTTTTAGGATCTAACCAAGTCTCCCGTGCCTTCACACGTCCTTCTTTTGAATACAAGACCATTCCAGTATTGAAGACATCAATACCATATGAATTTCTAGGTAAGTCCGTTCCGAACATATTCTTACATAACGCAGCGAAACGTTCGTCTTGTTCGTGAGTGATGCGACCACCGGTAATAGTACGAATACGTGGTTGTTCTGGTTCTGTACAGATACCAATCTCACCAGTAAATTCGTCAAAGATGTTTGCCTCTAGACCTTCTACCGGAAAGACATCAGTATCTGCAAATAGAATCTTATCATACTTGTCGAAGGATTCATCGTAGATAGGTTTGAATGCACCGTAGTGGGGAGAGTAGTTACCAAAGTTGTAACCAAAATGATTTTTGAGAAACTGAGGGTTCTCTTCGAAGATGTACTCTGCACCAATACGTTCTGCGTATTCTTGCATGGCCATAACACCGGCACGACATGATTCTCTTACTTCACCATCCCAATATTGATAGATCAGGTTCATGACAAATTTCCTTAAAGGTTGGGGCAAAGTCCCATGACCTCACCCGTTTTTCTTTTTATACCATCAGTGCACTAAATGTTATATAGAACGTAATTGCACTTGCTAAACTGACTATAGTCATTCCTAATCTCTCTGATATTTTATCAGATCGTGACCTTTCCATAACTTTTACTAACCTCTGTTTAATTATATAATGAATTATTTCATTACGTATATATGTATATAAACGCATACTCTTGATAGAGGCTATGCAAAAATATCATACCGCATTTAGAAATAAATGGATGGGTCAGGGTCTCCTTCAACACCGAAGGAAAAACTTACTCGACTATCGTGGGGAATCACTTGATGGTGGGTACCCCGAGGCAACCATACATAGTCGCCAGGATTGAACCAAAATGGTTCATCGTTATTATGACCCTCTACTCGCATTTCAACGGATGCCAGAACTTGTACTAAAAACACGTCCATCTGGTCGAAGTGCCAAGGGTAAGAGTCGGAGTTCTTACCAATACCCGTAAATGCGATATTGGTAATCTTGTTTCCATGCAAAGAAAAAACGTCCTGCATCTCTTGTTCAATGTCTCGTGCGAACTGAGGTGCAGAAGGTCTACTATGGAAAGAGTTCAATCCGATACGAAACTTGTTCGTATTCGAATCTATTTGTTTATCCGGATGAGTATTGAGTAGGTGCATATGTTTGTTCCAATCATACACATCACTTATTTCAAGAGGAAGTTTCCCAAAGAACGGGATCTTATCCGCAATGAATTCATCTTTATCTGTAAATATATCAAACATCACTTATTTCCAATATTATACTTAGGACAAAGCTCCCACTGGTCTTTATCTTTAAATCCAATAATCTTGATTGTACGCATAGGCGCACAGTCTTTTGCAACTTCTTTATTGTGGATCTCTACCAGACCCCAGTCTTGCAGTAAAGTTGCGATTGTATTTCTTCGTTGTACATCTCCAGTTTCTAGATTAGACTTCTTACCGTCTAACATAAAGAGTTCTTTGAAGTGTACAATAAAATATCTTCCCTGTTTGTGTAGTATATGACAGGACTGGAAAAGTTTATTATCACGTCTGGAGGCGATACCAATACGTGTGAGAGTTTCCTTGACTTTCAAAAAGTCATCTGGTTCTGCTAGGATAATTTCTAACATCAACCCAGAGTTCCATTCTACAATATTATTTTCTTCCACCTTTATTCACCTTATCTTTTATAATAGTTAGTTGTGTGGCGGAGAGTAACGGTAGGACTTGACGCGCTTTATCATTGCTATATCCATAATACTCTTTCACCAATTCAATATCATTTTCTATTTCAGGTTTTACCCATTTAGAAAACCGTTTTCGTTTCCTAACTATATTTATAAGAAATTGATATTGTAACTTACTATCGATATGGTGATACCGATTCATCTCATTCGCCAGTGCAACTGTGTCGGGGAAGTACGACAAACTGCGATTGATAACGAAAGGGACATAACCCTTCTCGTTACCCTCATATATATCTATCTTCGAGTGGTTTATGCTTTGTAAAAAATCAAACGGGGAGACGGTCTTCTTGTTTGCACCAGCCATTTTTATAATCCTTCAAGTAAAAGTTGCGAAGTTTCACCAGATGTTCGGGTGATATCGCATCATTATATAATTTCATTGTAGTTCGGTTTTCATGTAATCCACTAATGTCACGTTCTATTGTACAGGCTTCTTGGAGGAAGTCAAGAAGTTTCGGTATCTCGCTAATATGATAAACCATATCATAATCATCGGGATGACCCATGTACCAAGACTGTGTATAGAAGTGACTATTTTTCACCAAACCCCGTTCCATATCATCAATAACTCGATCAATCTGTAGTGATATATCTGGTAAATCTCTGCCATTTTTAATGTAGAAAGCACGTGCGGATTGAATGAATTCACACGCAGATTTGAATCTATCAATCGGATCGCGTCTTATAGCAATGCGATAAGAACCTTTTCTGAAGGGGATATCGAATTGATCTGCGTGTTTCTTCACCGATAAAACTCTATCCACGAGTCCCAGAGGAGCTCTAGAAGCCAAAGATCTACGAAGAGCCTCTTTCACGGAAGACATACCATTTTTAGGACATATCCTAACATCTATGTTATTAGGAAAATACAGTACATTGTCTGCCGGAGTCATCTCGTAAATATCATTAATCATTATATTTGACATACGGGTATTCCACATTTTCCAAGAAAATCTATACCGTCTGTACTGCGCAAGTGCGGAGTACGGTAATAAACATTCTTGATACCTGATTGATATATTAGTTTAGCACAGTCTAAACACGGTGCCGTTGTAGTATATAGATCACTATTATAACACGATTCCGAGGATTGTGCAACCTTCGCAATCGCATTAGTTTCTGCGTGTAGAACTTCGTCTTTAGTGACTAGTTTCCTACCGTAACCTGTGTTGCCAGTCTTCACTTCATGTTCGCAGTTGTTGTCCCAACCAGAAGGCATACCGTTGTATCCGATAGAGATGATGCGGTTCTCTTTCACAATGACACAACCAACCTTCAGTCGGTTAGCCGAAGACAATTTTGCATATGTCTCGGCAACCGCCATGTGCGCATCACTCCACTTAGACACCCAACACACTCGCAAGATCTGGTTCAGAGAATGTATCTGGTTTCATAATCTTACCTGTCTCGGGATTACGAATCGCAACGCCATCGGGAAACTTAGACATGTTAGAACGTTTAACTTCTTTCCAAATATCATTGAAGTCCATATCTAGAGTAGAGGCCAGACCCATGATAACCCATACCATATCTGCAAGACCATCTGCGACTTCTACAATATCACCGTGTAAGAATGCCTGTTTGGTCTCCCAAAATTCTTCCTCAATTAAATCCATATACAGATTTGCTTGATCGCTCTCCATCCCACTATGGTCAGGAACTTCGTGTCCTCCAATCACCATAAAATCTTCTACATCTTTTTGATAATCATTCATCATTTCACCTCTACATTAGCCATAATTTCGGTCATACATGCGACCAGATTCAGTTCGTGATCCGCAACAAAAGAATTCTTGTATTGATAATCAGCAAGAATCAATACCAGTTGCGGAATCGATTGGGGTTGTACATACTCGGACATTGCATCGTATATACCACGGAAGATAGACGCAGGTTCTACATCCATGTTATTGACAACCCACCCACGCATCTTCTTGAAGTCTTTACCCTTCAGTGCCTTGAACAAAAGACTGTAGTTTGAGTTTGCGTCAGTGATAATAGACGTAGTTTCCAACTGACCAGAGATACTGTGTCGTTGTAGTTCGTTGAGTACACGTCTCCAGTCCGGTGCGTGTTTCATAATCAACTGCGCAAGTACATCTTTGTTATAGTTGACATTCTCACCTTCCAGAATATCCTGTGCACGTACCATAAACTGACCGCACAACTGTTGCATAATCTTCTTAGAGAAGTTAAACTCATAATTAGAACAACGACTGTGTAATGGTTCGATTACACGGTTCTTGAAGTTACATGTCAGAATGAACCGACAGTTATTAGAGAACTCCTCGATAAACCCACGGAGAGCGGGTTGGGTAGATTGAGGATTGAGATAGTCAGCCTCATCTAGGATAACAACCTTGTAACCACCGGACAGTGATACCGAGGATGCAAACTGTTTGATCTTACCACGAAGAGTATCAATGTTACCCTCTTCAGATCCGTTGATGACAATATAGTCAAGACCAAGTTCGTCACACATGGCACGTGCGATAGTCGTCTTACCAGTACCCGCAGTACCAGAGAACAACATGTTAGGTAGTTCACCACCATCTACGATCTTTTGGAATGTTACTTTTAGGTCAGACGACAGGATAGTGTCTGATACTTTCTGTGGACGAAACCGCTCGACCCATAAGAATTCATCTTTCATGTATTGCTCCATAATTTAATTTACAGGTAATTATAACACACCTGTGTTTCATTGTCAATAAAAAACCCCCCTTTCGGGGGGGATATTAACTGTTTCGTATTGTATCAAGAACATTCTGTGGGTCAGATACTTCGTATGGGTCGTCCGGACAATTGTCAGACATACCGTCTTCATCGAACCAACGTTCAATACTCATGTTATCAATGACTAGTGCGTAACGCCAAGAACGTTTGCCGAATCCCAGATTAGACTTATCAACTAAGTAACCCATACCATCTGCAAACTGACCGTTACCGTCAGGTAACATCTTCACCTTGATGATACCAAGGTCTTTGGCCCACTTGTTCATCGAGAATGCATCATTCACCGAAGTGCACCAGATCTCTTCAATACCTTCTGCAACAAACTCGTCATGGAGTCGTTCGAAGTTAGGTAGTTGTTCATTAGTGCAAGTGGGAGTAAATGCGCCAGGTAGTCCAAACACGACAACCTTCTTCCCTCCAAGCAATTCACTTGTCATCTTACGAACCCACTTGTAAGGATTGTCTCCTCCAATAGATTCATCACGTTCCCGCATATGGTGTACAACATCGGGGATATATGTTTTAAACAACATTCGTTCTCCTATAATAATATGGAGCGGGTGGAGAGAATCGAACTCCCATCAAAAGGTTGGAAACCTCCTGTAATACCACTATACTACACCCGCATTATTTGGCGCGTCTGGCAGGACTCGAACCTGCAATAATCCGCTTAGAAGGCGGATGCCTTATCCAATTAGACGACAAACGCTTAGTTGGTTACTGGTCTTGTAACTGTTCAACTAGTTGGATAGATTCAATTGCTTGATCTCGCAACTGACCAATCGTAGACAATTCTTCACCTTTGAAGCCACCACGTTGTACTACAGTATCGATTACTGCGACAGTAGATCGTGAGACTCGATTAGCGAGGTCTAACAGTACTGCGATACGTTCGTCTTTAACTGGTGGTGTTGGTGCCTTTTCTTTGTTACTCATTTCTTATACTCCGTAAGTAGATGATTTTTCAAGTGCAATAAAATATTCAATGGACGATTGTTTCGACTTAAAGTTAGAGATCAATTTCTTAGAAATACCAACCTCAAAGTCTTCGGAAACAATCTTCAAGTTGTTCACATTCAGGACAAAGTTGAAATCAACTCCTTCTTGGAACTCTCCTTCAACATATGAGAAGAAACTATTAGAAGTTGCGTCATCGTTATCAACCACAGTAAGTTTGATAGACTTACCTTCGGGGGTGATAGAAATCGAATCGTGTCCTAGGACAGAGGACGCACGCTTCAATCGACTCAATGTATCAGTATCTAGGGTAAACTTAACTTCTGGTTCTGGCATGATGACATCTTTACTAGGTGCAGACAACATATCAATGTCAGAATAGAAGTAACGGTTACCACGAAGACCGGTAGAGTCAGAGACTACTACGTGAGTCTTTTCGAATCTTAGTGCGGGTTTCTCAACTAGACCCAACACACTAAGGAATTCATTAAGGTCGTAGATACCGAAGGTGGATGGGATATCGTCATCTAGGGTAACTTTTGCAAGAATATTCTTTGCGACCGAAATAGTTTTTAGTTCATTGCCTTCACGAAACACAATGTTAGAATTGATGTTTGCGAAGTTTTTAAGTACCGATAAGGTACGATCAGATAGTTCCATGATTTAGTTCTCTCAGTTAATATACAGTCATTATATAACATTGGGCAACGTTTGTCAACCCTTATGCAGCTTTTAATTTGGAAAAGTTTTTCTCTTTAACAAATTCCAGTTTACGTTGGAATTGAGCATCCTCAAGTTCCGACTTGTGAGAGATAACAAAAACGTTTGTCTCTTCCCCTAGACTATACAGGATTTTCATAAGATTGTCAACCCCATCATCGTCTAATGATGAATCAAAAGTCTCGTCCAAAATCAATAGATTGGTTGCGACTGAATTCTTCATCTTAGCAATCTGTCTCCACGTAAACAATAGAGACAAATCGATTCGTTGTTTCTCACCTTCCGAGAAAGAATCATAAGAGAAGTTATCACGGAAACGTGACCGGATAGTCTCTTGAAAACTCTCGTCCAGATCGAAATGTACAAAGAAGTCCAAGATCTGTAGGTACTGGTTGGTCAGTTGATTGATGACCGGAATGTACTGTTTGATGATCTTGGTCTTGATGCCGGTATCACGTAACAACTCAGCATTCACTTGGTTGTACGAGTACTGTTCAGCAAGGATATACTTCTCGTCCTGAGTTTTGTGCAGTTCGGTGTTCAAAGTCTCTAACTCTTCGTTAGCACTCTTGAGGTCGCCGGTGGTTTCTGACTGTGAATCCATATCAGAACGAATACTATCATTCTGTTTGTATAACCTAGCAATCATCTGGTTATTGTTATTCACATTGTTCTGTAAAGTCTTGGCCTCTTCTAACTGACTATGGAGTTCTACAAGTTGTTCATCGTAAGTCCCCATCTGTTGAGTTGACTTAGACATTGCAGAGTTCAGTTCCTTTGCACGTGACTTCGCAGATACCTTCTTAGACTCACGTAGGTCTTCGGCAATACCTTGGTCACAGGTAGGACAGTGTTCGTTCTCGTCAAAGAACTTCGATTCCTTAACCACAGTCTTAATCTGTGACTTGAAGGTCGATTGGTACTCGATCAGTTTGTTACGATTAGAGTTTATACCTTCGATTTTCTTCGACACCTCTTCTAGTTGTGTCGTCACAATCTCCATGTGTTCAGTATTATATCCCTGAAGAAACTCAATCTCAGTCTGGTTAGCCTCAATCTCCGACTCTTTCTCTTTACGATGTGCAGTATTGATTGCAGACAAATCACGTAGATACTTCTTCTGTGAGTTTATCTTGGTCTTACACATCTCTATGTTGTAACCATTCGTGGTTATCTGATCTCTCAACACAGACATCTTTTCTTTCAGAATACTATTCATCTTAGAGAAGATATTGATGTCGAGAAGATCCTCGATTACCTCACGTCTCGCACCACCAGTCAACTGCATAAACGGAACAAAGGAACTTGATCCGAGAACAACAATCTGGTGAAAAGATTTGTGGGTAAGTTTTAGTATATTCTTCTCAAGCATAGACTGATATTCTTTTGCATGAGAGTCTTGGTTGATCATATTACCACCAACCCAGATTTCGAATATGTTAGGTTTTATCCCACGAACAATCTTATATTCCTGTGAACCCATAGAGAACTCAACTTCAACAACTGTTCCTTTACCATTAATGGTATTGACCAGTTGTCCTTTAGAGATCTTGCGGTGGGGTTTGCCAAACAAACCAAAGGATAATGCGTCCAACATAGTAGACTTACCCGCACCATTGTGACCCACGACCAATGTCGTAGAGGATGCTGCAAAGTCTATCTCTGTAAAGGCATTACCAGATGACAGGAAGTTTTTATATCGTAGTTTACTAAATTTTATCATACAGGTATTATACCATTAATAGTCAGTCTTGTCAAACTTTATTTTATCCCACACGCATTTAATAGAAGGGTCATATGACTTAGTGAATACATGAAACTCCACGTCCTCATAACCCCGAATGGCTCTGTCCCCGCCCTTCTGAAGTCCATAGTAGTCGAACCCAGTTGCCGCATAGATAGTACCATTGTGCATCCTACGGTCTGCCATTGTCAACACATACCTAGGTTTCAACATCTTCAATGCTCGCGATAGAAACCACGAGGTAATGTTATATTCGTTTTGGTGTTTGGCGGATACGACCAGTCTGGCCATGTCCCAGAGTCCGGTCGTGGGGGAGTCCACTCCAAAGTAGATTGGAACGAAAGACGGATGACAATGACCGTCACTGAACTGAACCACCCCCACGACATCCTCACCGTGGATCAAACCATAAAACTTATTGGTCGGTGCATCCATGTATGGGGTACCAAGATAGTGGTACCTCTTAATACAATCTGATCCTTGACTCATGGTTATCTCTCGAACACCATATTCACTCTTCAAATTAAATTACTTCCATACTTTGGGCTTCTTTCATAAGGTATGAAATCTCTGTTTTGATCCTGTCCTTATTCAGATCAGTATTAACATTGTCAATATAATCGTTGACTAAGGTATGAGTATCGTCAACAGATATGTTTTCATCACCGACATTCTCACCAAGGAAATCTTTGAAGTCTTCTGCAATCTTCAGTTCATGAATCTTCTGTTGTTGTACACGATCCACAAAACGTTCGAACTGTAGAGCATCACCCTTATTGTTCACTATGATCTTGACAAACTTATTATCTAAGTAAGACATATCCTTGAACTTCCACTCACCCATCTCTTCGTGGTCATAGTAAATCTTTTCGTAGATGGTGATTGGGTTACGGATCGCTTCCACTTCTCTTGTTTTGGTATCAAGGACATGGAAGTGTTTAGGGTCACCGCAATCATTCCAGAAGAATTCCATCTGTGCACCAAGGTAGTGGATATTACCCTGTGATGATTTGGCATGGAAGTGTCCGGTCAGTACAGTTTCGAACCGATCAAACGCAGACTTATCCATACCATCCTTACAGACTTGACCACGAGCCATCTCGAATCCTGCAAGTTCAAGGTGTGCACCCACAACTTCTGCTTTAGTGTTCTTCAGAAACTCAAGTGTTTCTTTCTCGTTCTCGGGATTGATCCAAGGAACCATTGCAACCTTCAGTCCACCATACTCCATAGTAGTCGGTTCCATGATAAGGTTAACCTCATTCATGTAGTGACCTTGGAGTTCCTTCAGTGCGTTTAGTTCATTGGTGTTCTTGTAGTACACGTCATGATTGCCCGGAATGATATCCATAGTGATACCATACTCTCGTAACTTCTCTAGGAAGATCTTACGATTATGCGCAAGTGCTTTGAAGTTAATAGTCTTACGATTGTCGTAGTAATCTCCGAGATGGAGAATCTGTGTAATATTATTCTCTAACAGATACGGGAAGAACACTTCGGAATAGAAACGTTCTTGGTAACCCATAAAGATATCAGAAGAATTACGACACCCTGCATGAGTGTCGTTTAGGATTGCCAGCTTCATATAATACTCATTTTATTAATAGATGTTACTATTATACATGATAAAAATCAGTCTGTCAAGTAAGAAAATCACTAAGATCAGAATCGACATTAACTGCACGTCTCTTCCGCTGTTTCTTTTCTTCTTTAACATACTCTTTGAACTGTTTATCCGCATCTTTAACAGTATCAATTCGATGCCGTAATCCTTCCACGACATGTTGTCCATAGGATTCGCCGTCACCAGATTCATCAACAAACATACTCACGTCCGCTTCTGCGATATACTTCATCTTGATGTCTTGTTGTTTCTTCTCTTTCTGGATTCTTCGGAGGAATGCGTACCAAGAGATCTGTGTAAAGTATGCGAAAGCATTGGGTGCGTTGGTGCGAGTAACTTTAGTGATGTCATAGTTCTCGATAGCCTTGAGACAGTTTTCTACTGCATCCATGACCATCTCTTCACGGTAAGTGTAACGAACAAAGTTGGACTTGTGTGAAAGTCCTTCTGCAATCTTCAGAAAACACAATGCGATATAATCGTTAATCATCGGACGTTCATTACCGTTTAAGGTGGCGTTCTGCACACTTTCACAGTAATCTACTACCGCTAAGGAGAACTCTTTGTTGTTTACGTAGTGCGGTCTATCTTTAGGTTTCATTTGGTACTCTCACTTTATATTTACCCTATTATACTATCTTAGGGTATGAATGTCAAGGGTTAACTGTTCTGTAGTTGTAACCAATCTTCTGCTTTCTTTCTTACCGCTTCTTCTTGGGTAACTTTCATACCCATCAGGGGGTCTTTCATGGATACTCGTTTGCGGAGGTCACTGGTCGAAAATCTGTGGTCTCTCTTATTAAAGTATATCTCTATACCACGGGCTGCACAAGTTGCACGTCCGGTGAAGGTCGTGTCTTTATATTCACTACCAATGATTCTCACATCGATATCAACCATCTTTAGAATGTCCTCCAAGTCCTTTTCGGTCTGGTACGGGATTATCTCATCCACATACTTAACCGCAGATAGTTGGGTGTATCTTTCGACCAACGTCTGGACAGGAGAGTTTTTTTCTGAACGATCAGTAGAAGGGTCTATCTGAAGTGCGCATATAAGGTAGTCACACTGTGTCTTCGATTCACGTAACATTGATATATGACCTGCATGTAACAAATCAAATGTAGAGGCGGTTAAACCAACTTTCATAAAATAATCCTAATATAATTAAAATATAACTTGACATAATCTTTTTTATGTGATAAAATAAGCATGTTGTCTGCCCCCCAGTCAATGTAACGTTTAGTGAATGGTTGTAGGGAACTTTAAAATGTTATTAGGTGAGTCACTATCCATCGAAACAAACTCATCGTCATACTCTGGTTCAGTACCTTCATAATCCATTATAGAATCAACTGCTTGAACATACTGTTTCAAAATTTCGTCAACTGGATTAGCGATACTGACAATCTTATCCAACTTCAAAAGAATGAATCTATCCGGATCATCCTGATAACACATGAACAAACGGAACGACCACATTCTCTGGCCATCTTCGGCTTGCGCAAACTGGATGGTAAGAGGATTTCTAATAATAAGATCATAATCATCTTCCTCAAGGATCTCACACATGATCTCTTCACCAGTGGATAACTTGAGTTGTTTCACTTGTTTTAAATCATATATCATCATCGTTTCCTTTTAGGTCTATCTTATATATCTTATACTTAAAACCCTCTTTCGTGTACATCTTAACACGTTCACCCGAATGGTTTAAAGTAAAGTTACGGTGTCCTTTTACAGAGAAGTCGTCAGCAATATCGAATAACTTTGTCACTGCTTCGTTGTCGGATTGTCTGAGTCCTCGTCCGATTGACTGAAGTACTTTGACTTGAGACTTTGATGGAGTCCCAAACACAATATTGTGAAGATTCCTAATGTTGATACCAGTACTAAAAGTCCCCAGACTAGCGACAATAATTGCATCATTTTCTTTCTCCACTATTCCCCTAATTTTCTCTCGGTCAGTTGCATCAACTTCTCCCGATACATAGAATACTTTTCGGTCGGTATCTGATACCGAATCCTTTATCATCTCATACAGAACTTTACCGTGTTTCTCAACGAACTGAAACATGACCAGACTATTACCTTCCAAGTCCTTTGTAAGTTTAGTAATGAACTTATTCCTGCGTTCATTTGTAACTATGTAGTCAATCTCTTCCTGATAGGTTTTGTCCTTCATCCGTTGACAGATATCATTGTGATACCTCAGAAGAAGAATAGAGATCTCTAGGTCTGCAAGTGTCTTCTCTTCCTGCAACTTTGCAGTAGTAGTTACCTTATATACAGGGCCAAACAAACCCTCAAGTACAAGTTTGTTCGTCTCGGTACCATCCAGTGTACCCGTAGTACCAAACCTATACTTCGCATTAACACATTTGTCCATCATGGTAGACAGAGACTTTGCCTTGAATAAGTGAACTTCGTCACCAAACACTGCATCGAATTGTTCGAACCACTCCGGGCCAAACTTATAGATTGACTGCCAAGTAGAGATGATGACATCTTTATCAGTAACCTTCTCCTTACCGGAGTAGATCTTGTGACATTCGTTCTCTACGTCATAACCATAGTCAGCGAAGTCTTTATACATCTGTTCAACTAGACTTGTTGTAGGAACAATAACTAAAGTTTTACCTACACCTTCTTTATCCTTGACAAACCGTAATAAATTGTATATAATAAAACTCTTGCCGCTGCCGGTTGGAGATAGTAACAAACACCGCTTGTTTTCAATACCATGAGATATCGCTTCATACTGATAATCTCTTGTATCGAACGGACTACCGAGGTTTCCTAGATACTTTACCAACTCAGGATGATTAACCTTCGTAGTTGCACTAGGTACACCATACTCTTCATGTTCTAATATCTGTAGGGGATAGAATCTATCACCACAGAATTTACGCAAGTGATGATAAAGACCCACGTTCAAAGTCTTGGTCACGGTGTTGTAAAGTTTTACGCGGCCGTCCCAAACCTTACGTTTGTATGCCGGCATGTACTTATATCCAGGCACAAAAAATGCAAAGAACTCACGGAGTTCCATCTCTTGGGATGCGTTACTCTCTATCGCCAGATACGAGTGGTTTAACATCCTTATTCGTATCGTGTTGTCTTTGTTCATATAGTCTCTTTGCCAAGTCGATCATATTAAATTGTACACACATACCATGTTCGTGTAACCAATTCGCTTTGTCTAAGTCTTCGTCATCGTACTGTCGCATCTTATGCACCCGCTTCAAACGCTCTATACCGAATCATATTTCCAATCGTTTGGTGTCTCCAGTTGAGACTTTGTACGATTTCTTTCAATGTATCTATAATTGTATTATAGTACTGTAACTTCTCTTCGGATTTCTGAATCTCAGGATCTGCATCATAATACAAATCCATGTCACCCTTGAGTACCTTGAGTCCATCGAATGGATCTAAATCCCATCCAGTAGCAAGTAACTCTTTTTGATCCATCTTACCATTATAGTACTTCCATTTTTGTAACAAGAGAGTCTTCTGAGAGTTCTCTGCACGTTTGAGTTGTAACTTTGTGAGAGATAGGTACTGTAAATATTTTGCATGTAGACTAGGTGTGTGTCGAGACGCCTCGTCCAGTTGGTGTTGTGGAATTTGGGAATCCTCTTTCCACTCTGATAATATACTTTCAAGGTCTAACATAATAATCTCCAATAATCAAACTGTATTTATATGATCAATAACGTCTTCCCAGAACTCTAGATTGAACCCGAGAGTATATGAGAGGGTAATTCTTTTACTGTCTGTTGATGCGCAATGGTATATAATTTTATCTGTCTCTTCAGAAGAACCAAAGTATCCAGCCTTACATGTCCACCCCTTCTTATCCTTCATGCGAATATGATCTTTTGTTATGGGATCGACCCACTCAAAATAACCATCACCGGTCTCGCTCCATGTGAATATAAGATTGTATGAAGATGCGTTTTGATTTGTATGCCATCCAATATATCCACCAACCGGATATAACTGACTAAGCGCAGAATTGCGCACTCCTAGTTCAGTCTTCAATCTTTCATCCAATGTTATATAGGATTTTCGGTAGTCCAGATTAGATGAATCGTCATGATCGGGCTTGAGACAATAAGACCTTGCTGATTCGGGTGATCCATCATGACCTACTTGTATAGATTGTAAGTATTCGTCACTAATCCAATGATCTCTATTCTCTCCATCAAGAAAGGTATTGGTCTTGGTAACATCGTATTTGTCAATAAACAACTCTCTAAAACCTTCTAGTATATCCAGAAGATTCTCATTCATAATATAGACGTGTCTCATTTATAACAACTCGAAAGAACTAAACCTAAAGCTTACTGTGAATGTAGGGTATTGTATATCACTAACATTAGATTGTAAAGTGATAGGACTCAAGTTTGTAGGAAGGGCATCAAAATACTTTATCTGCACATTCTTGTTGTTGTGACTAGACATGATAATCAATGTTATATCTGCATAACTACTTCGTGTAGTACCCTCTGCGCCTACACTATTGTCTTGTCCCTGATTCACGATACGTTCCAACCAGTTCTGCATCTCTTTGTATGCAACAATATCTTCATCAAGAATGATCTCTACGGTGAGTTCCCCATAGGTAATTTTATCACCCGCAAGAGGAACCGAAGTAATACGTGCAACTGGTAGTTCTGTTGGATTAACTGAGGAGCCAGGATGTGTTACACTCTGCGCAAAATAACTCAGATTCTTATAACCATCACCGGATATAATAATCTTAAATCCCGTGGGTTGTAGATAATTTTTATTTGATGTTAACTCTGCCATTATAACTCTCGTTGATTTTACTTTTATTTATACACATTATAGTGGTCTATTAATGGACAATTATCTAAAATATAGACCACTATAATAGACACAAAAAAAACCCCCATCCGAAGATGAGGGTCAAAAGGTGATTTAACCGGGCGTTCCCGATCTATCACTCTTATTATTTTATACTACCATCTACGCGAGAATATTGTCAACTCGGAAGATTCTGTAGTAAACATTGCTCTTAGCAGCGGCAAGACCGTTACTTGGAGTAGAACCGACAAACGGGTTAGACGCCATACCATAACGAGTCTTGAACCCGATACGTGGTTGGAAGTCATTCTCGCCAACGGCTTTAACCATTTGCAGTGGAACGTATGGGCAGTAGAATACACCTGCGTCATATGCGTTAGTACCTTTGTAACCTACAGTGATGTAGTCAGCAGAGGCATATGGGTCAATATAGACCTTAGTGCGACCGTTCAAAGTACCAGCAAAAGTATTACCAGTGTCATCAACCTGAAGGTTGGTAGACATTGCAGGAGTGTAGTCCAACATACCAGAAGCGGCAAGTGCAGTAGCAACGTCAGAAGAACAGATAACAACGTTACCCTTTCCACGGCGAGTTTCTTTTGCAATTACGTTTGCTTCGCGGTCGATCTGTACAACCAGACCTTTGAACTTCTCAGCAGACCAACGACCGTCAGCATCAGTTGACAAGTCAAAGATACCTTTAGTAGCAACGTTAGACTGGAGAGCACCAGTTTTTGCTTGACTGTTGATAGTACGAACAACTTCACGGTTGATTTCCGCAAGGATCTCAGTAGAGAGGATGTTAGCAAGTTCAGTTTCTGCATCCAGACCGTGGATTGCTTTCAGGTCTTGTGCAAGTTCTAAACTGTACTCAGCTTTCAACGCACGAGATACGGCAGTTACAGTTGCCTTCTCGATGGTGAAACCCATTTCTGCGAAAGGTGCACCAACACCATCACCCAGTGCTTCAGCAGCAGCGGTAGTCATACCAGTTGCAGCAAGTGAAGTCAGACGAGAATCGTCTACACTTGAGTCAACAGTGCGAACACCAGTTGCAGAGTCATCAGAGATGCCGTTGAAACCAGAAGCGTTATCAGAATCGTGAGTACCGGTACGGTCACCAGAGAACTGAGTTTCTGCTTCTTGGAACAATGCTTCACGTGAAGAAGTTGAACCTGCACCATAACGTGCCTTCATCGCGAAGATGAGACCAGTTGGGCCAGACATTGGTTGAACGCCACATACGTCATATGCCATCAAGTTAGGCATTGCACGGCGAACGAGAGAGATCAATACTGGATCCCAGTTACCCGCAGAAGTGGTGTTGTTGCCCGGCGCAGCTTCGTTCAAAGAACCGAAACCTGCGTGTTGAGCGCGTTCTTCCATCATTGCTTTCTCTTGGTTTTCCAAGATTGCAGCAGTAACAGCTCTACGTTGATGATCTTTAATCTCGCCAGCAGAACTTTCGTTCAGGACGGGAGCCCATTTTTCGATAAGAGTATCGTAAGAATTCATATTGGTTATTCCTTATTGAGTTCTAGAAGTTTTTCTAATTGCAGTGAGGTAAGAGTCCATGCTTGAAGACACTTCAACTGTTGTTTCAGGTTCCTCATCTACGGCAGCAACTTCTTCACTAATTTTTTGAGAAAAGTAAGATTCGCGGATAGTAGCAACTTTAGATGCGAATACTTCCGCACTTTCGAAATCGATACTTTCAACGAGACCTTTCAGTTTCTCGACTTGGGTGTCTGCCAAACCACGAGCGGCTTCAGCAATGATAGAATCACGCTTCAACACTTCGAGTTCTTCTGACAGTTTGATGGACTCACCAGTTTGAGAATTTAACTTCTCTTCAAGTTCTTCAACCTGACTTGCGAGTTCATCTACTAGGTCTACCTTGGCTTCAGGTACTTCGATGTGAGATTCTATGAATAGATCCTTCATCTTGTCCATAAAGTTTTCTGCGATTTCAGTACGGAGACCGTTCTGAACAGCAACTTTATTATCTTCCATCCAAGTTTCAACTACGTAGTTTAAGTAAGAATCAACTTTCTCAACAAGATCACTCTTAATAGACGCGACTTCTTCAGATAGTTCTTCTTGGTATTGTTCCTCTAAACGAGAAACTTCTTCGGACAGTTTAGATTTAACAGCAGCTTCAAAGATAACTGAAGTTTTCTCTTTGAACTCATCAGACAAAGTTGCCTCTGACTCTACGAGTGCATCAAGTTCACTTACTGTATCAATTTTTTCTGCAACTACTTCAACATCAAACTCGACATCTTCGCCCATCATTTTACCGTATGCAGCCTGAAGATCCATTTTTTTCATGGAGTTCATCTTCTGGTACATAGAGTTAATCATGCCCGCTTTTGTCTTGGGTAATGTTGCTTTCTTAGTTGCATCGGCCGCCTTATCTACTGACGCTACAGACTCAGGTTCAGTTACACCATCAGTTGATGTTGCGCCTGCGCCTTTAGGTTCTGCTTTTTCTTCGAGAGTTTCCTCCACGATTTCGTTAATATCATCGTGAAGTTCTACTTCGACATTAGTTTCATCAGTCATTATAGACTCCTTACATATTAGATTTGATTAACGAGAGGAAATTTTTAAACTCACGAATTTGAACAGCAGAACTGTACGCCTTCGGTGCATTTTTGATTTCTGTCTCCATATCTTCAATTATCTGTTGTTCCAAAATACCGTTATTCCAGATCCAATCCACACCTTCCATAATACCATTAACAAAAGCATCAGGTGCGGAGGGGTCTTGTACTATGTCGATAGTTGCAAGGTGAAAATCTTCACCAACATATGCGACACCATTTCGGTTCACTAGACTTCCCATACCACGAGTTGACACACCTAGTTGTACACCACCTTCTAGGAGACCTTGAACGATCTTACCCATCGGAGTATCCAATATTTGTGCCTTTCCGACCACATCATTTCCCTCAAATCTGAGGTCTGTGATGAGATGCGAAACTTTATCCAAGTTAACAGTTGGGCCTTCGGGGTGATTCAATTCACCGACCGCACGTTTCTTGCTAACTTGTTCGGTAACGTACTTATTTACAGCACGTTCCATAATTGCTTTGGGGTAAATTCGCCCATTGCGATTCTTTTGATCTGCTTGAGCGAATACGCCCTCGATGACATATTTCTTGGCACCGTCTTCTTTCTTTTCTACGATACACTGAATGTCGTTTTCGTAGTATTCGCTAATCAGTTTCATTTTAATTCCTTTACGACTGTCTTTGCAGTCTTCTCAGCTTCTTTTTGATCCTTGAAGGTGTCTAACATATCACCGTCAATATACAAAACGAAACCCTTCGAGTCTTTCACGATCTTAACAGGTACTTTATCGATCTTCTTATTGAAGACGACTTTACCTTTGGAAGCGACAGCTTCTCTTAATTGACCGAATGTTTTCATTTTAAGTTTTTCCGTTTATGGTATTATTTATACAAATTCCATCTTTAACATTAAACTTTTATTCGATATCGTCAGACTCGTATTCTGTTTCATCTTCTATTTCATCTTCGATGAGATCGTCATCTTCGAAGTCTATCTCCAGTTGATCTTCTTCTGCACCGTTAAAGATAGTGTCTGCAACAGAAATCTTTTCAACTTCCAATGCGTCATGCATCTTATCAGCCAACACGGCATCTAAAGAACCCTGTGCTGAGTTAAAATCTTGTTGTTGGATCGCATCAATCAAATCATGGATGGGATTAGTTTCTACTTCTTCAGTCATAGTTATACTCCAAGGTCTTCTTCATTATCATCTCCGCCCTTTGCGTTCTCGGCTTCGACTTGGTTTTTCATTTCTTCAATATCATCATCAGACATCATCATGACATTCTTCATTACCCACTCACGTGAGAAGTATTCACCTACGTACTGTGATACTTGGTCAAGGGTACTTAGTCTTTCTCTAAGTATCTCAGAATCCTTCAACTCGGTGAAATGATTATCACGAACAAAGTCTATCTGAATATCATTCTTCCAAATATCCCAATCCTGTTCTGTACAGATACCTTTGAGGATTAATTGTTTCTTCAGGATACCAGTGAATAGGCCAGAAAAACGTTTACGTAATCTATCGATAAACTTCTGGAATTTAACTTCATCCCTAGAAATCTCGGTAGAACGACCCAGACTAAACTGTGACTCTTGTTCTAAACGGTTGATAGGTACATTCAAAGAACGATACAATCTCTTCTGGAAGTATACAATATCGTCAATCTGCCCAAGGTTCTCACCGCCAGGTAGTGTACTAATCTCGGTACCACGACCACCTTCTCTACGAGGTAACCAGAAGTCCTCCAACATAGACATATGTTTACGGTCATCTTTAAGGTTACCGGTACTCGCATCGTATACTAACTTATTACGATAACGACCCATGATATCCTTCATGTGTTGTTCTGCTTTGTTAGCAGGTAAGTTACCAACATCAATATAAAAGATTCTACGTTCTGGTGCACGTGCGAGACGATAAATTACCAGACTATCTTCCATCATACGTAACTGGTTGATGGGTTTAATTGCTTTCTGTAAGTAAGATAAAATACGTTTCTTGCTAGGATCTGTAAGACCCGAAGTCACATATGATACTGCATCCGGAGAAATCTTTACCGCACTCTGCGTAGAACTCTTCTCTTGGAACACGTAGAACTCTTCGGTTTTATCTACAATCTTTGCACCAGTCAGTGTATCTTTTTTATACTTTACTTCTTTTACTTTACGAATCTTGGGGGTGTCTATAGGACGGATCTCTTGGATACCGGCCTTCGCATTAGATTCGTTTACTACTAAGTGATGGACAAGACGACCGTCAATATACCATGAACGGAATATGTCGTGTCCCATCTCGGAAAAGTTTAACATGGAACATATCCCATCAAACTCTTCTACCATTAATTTTTTAATTTTATCTGACGTTTCGATACCGTCTAGATTCAGTTCTACAGGAGAGGTTGTCTCCGAACCAGAAATACTTTCGTTTACAATATCTTCAATCGCTGCGTCAACTTCTGGATGGTTGGCCACACCGCGATACTTCATGATGAGTTCTGCATTGTCCTTTGCGTTATCACCATTAATGTCAATGTACTGACCATAGTGAGAACCAGACGCAGTTACATAACCCGCACCATCGTCATCCGCTTTCGGAACGATAGAAGGTAATTTATCATTTTCTTTACCGGTTTCTTTTTTCGATGCTCTTTTGAGTTCGAAACCGAATAATTTCATAATACTGTTATTGTCGTCTGCCATCTTTGCCTCAAAGTAAAAATAATACGCAGGGGGAAAATCCCCCTACGCATATATTTAGTCACAACTTAACTAGTTGTGCCTGACTCCCAATATTGTACTTGGAATGTTACGGTAAACTCTTCGATAGTGTCTACTGTATCATAGTTCAAGTCAATAGCAGAAATCACGGTTGGGAAACAAGAACGGAAGTTGTAAGTCTTAATTACAAGTCCATCTTTGTCCAACTGGTCTACTGACAGGTCAGTTTGGTAATCCGCAGGATCATTGAATCCGGTATTCGCATTGTGCGAATTGATACCGTTCATCCAACGTTCCATTGCATCACGTATTTCAAAACCTGTGTCGTTAATGACGGTTACTGTCCACTCTTCGAATGTACGGTCACCGGCAATCTTCAGTTGACGACCACGGAAAGGTACCGTGATCGGAGCAACGTTAGAAGAAGGTAACTGTGCACCCTTCACCATGAAAGAAGTCAGTTCTGCATCACCAAGGGCATATGCAGGAAAGTTCAACTTACAGTTGAAGAGGTTAGGACGAGCACCACCGCCTTTTAGTTTTGATTTAAAATCATCTACACCTAAAATAGCCATTGTATTATGCTCCTACCGTGCCGATAACTTCTTCAAAGTCCACACCACTTCTAACAGCAACAAAGTTCAATTGAACGAAGTTGATAGAACGTGCGGGTTTAACGAAGATACTTGCAACAAATTGGTTATTGTCCACAACTTCTTGATTGTTGTTTGTTTCATCACATACAACACGGAAGTCAGTTATACCTCTACGACCCTTAACTCTACGGAGGAAAGGTTCAACGATATTTACGAACTCTGCACGAGTAAACTCGTCATTGAATTCGAACATCACGTTTTTCGCAGCTTCACCAATAGACTTCTCAATCGCAATAAACAAACGTCTTACGTTGATACGGTCAAAGGCAGAAGGTCGGCTTTCCAACGTCTTATCACCAAACAAGATCAGACCAGTGCCTGGAATGTTTGCGATAGGGTTGACACCTGCTTTATACAGAGAATCACGTTGGGTTTGATTAGGGTTAGTTAAGATATCGGTAACACCACGATAATTACCACGTCTCTGTCCGGCAGGTGAGTACCAAGGATCTGCGATAATGTCAGTAGCAGCCATCAGACCCGCAGTGCTTGAAGCAGCAGGGATGTTGATGTACTTGTCGTTGTACTTATCAAAGATCTTGATGAAGTTGTTATCGACAATTAAGTAAGAGGATTTAGTTAATCCGCCAACGAAGGAAACCGCATTGGTTGTTGCTTGTGCATCGGTCTTACCCACAAGATTGTCTCTGTCTACAGAAGTTATTACAACACAATCTTTACGTGCAGTTGCAATTGACGTTAGGTCATTTGTAACAGTCGCGCCTTGTGCGGCAGTTGGGTGCATAGGAGCAATCAGGAAGTCAATCTCGGTAGTGAGTTTGTCTTCGAACAGATCGTAACCTTCTGAGATATCGCCAGTAGATAGAGTTGCAGACGCTTGTCCACCACCAAGATTTACTGTACGAACACCATCTACAAGAGCTGCACCGAGACCATAGTTGGTCGCAGTATCTACATCAGGAGTAGTTCCCCAGTTTCCGCCAAGATCTAAGAAGTCAGAACCGAAGGCAGAGTCATCACCGAAGTAACCATTCCAGATATACTGAGAGTTTGCATTCAGTACGTCAGAGATATAGTTAGGTGAATTGTCAGGAGTTACTGCGCCTTTAGCAACAGAGAGATATTCAAACTTTTCAAGAACTGCACCAACAGTACCAGAGATTAGACCGGTACGGTCAATAATAGCAACGTGAACTTCGTCATTAGATGCACCATTGCTGGTTGCATAAGTAGAAGATCCGGGCGCGCCATTGAACTGTGATGCGTATGACCAACCAGTAAAGTGATCAACACTTGCAGAGTCGCCAGCAGGACAGAAAGATACAGTCAAAGCGTTACCAATGTCGCCTGGATATTTTGCAATCCAAGTACCACTAGAAGTTTTTGAAACACCTTCACCTACTGCGTCTTTGACAGTATTTTCCCAGTGAGAGCCATTGTTGACAATCATAGAGTTAAGGTCAGAGTCACCTGCAAGTTTGGTCACTGCACCGTGTGCGTTTTGTCCACCATTGTTCTCGCGAACAACTTGAAGAGTTTGTGAGTATTTTAAGAAATACGCAGCGGAATGAAAATCCACTGAGTTCGTGTCGTTAGGTGCGGCAAATGCAGTAACTAAACCCGTCTCGTCAGAGATAAGAGTTCGTTCATGCACAGGGCCCCAACGGAAGTTTCCTACGAAACCAGCACCAGAAGCACCGACAGCAGGCACGATTGCCGTTTTGTCGATCTCACTGATATTGATCCGTGGAGATGCGGGTTTTACAGCCATAGCATTTTCCTTTAGTTTCGTTAACGAATGATAAGTAAATCATAATACGGTTATTTTCAATACTAGTATTTATAAGAATACTATTCTCTACCAGTCTCGATCACCTATCGTGTCTATAGAGTGCCATCCTTGGTATGTGTTATCTTGTTCTTCGATATAATCCGATCCATCATCAATGAAACCGAACGGTACTATATCATTTTCTATTGCGGACATCTTATCTCGGAACATCATGTCCTTTAGATTAATGTCTGTCATATCCGCAAAGAATTGGGTGGATACGAAATATCCAAACATCACTAGGTTCATCATAAGGTCATCGTGGTTACCACTAGAGGCTTCGTATGATTGTCCTTTACCTATGAATGTTGATATCTCTAGGATGGTGTTCTCATCCACTATGTTTATTTTGTTTGTTTCTATAATGTCTTTGATTGAGGAACACCCAAGTCTCTTGACTTTTCGGTTCATTTCTATACCGAGTGCGTCTGCCTTGGTTGCACTGGAGGTGTGGAGGTTCTCATATTCTAAGTCATAATATAGTCCATTACAAACTACTGTACCCTGATCATTTGATTCAACGACTACCCACGATTGATTGTAGAGATTCGCATACTTATATATAATGTTAGGAAAGAGTAGTGGAGAAATAGTATTGCACCGATACACCGCGACTTGTTTGAAAGGTCGTGAGGTAATATCGATTACGTTAAACGTAGAATAATCCTGTCCTCTTCCCTTCGATACATCAACTGCCATGATGTATTCGTAATCCTTAATTGGTTCGTCATATATAAGGCAGTCACCCCCTTCAAGAACACTTGAAGGATTTTGTGCTCTGAGACCCATCAGGGTTTCTGCACCTATGAGTGTATCACCCGTACCAAAGAAAGTATTACCAAATTCTTGGTCGAACTGTAATTGAGAAGTGTTCGCAATTGTTTGCAACTTCCATTTCTCATCCCTGCCCGGCACATCCCACCAATCCACACGGAATGGTTGGTATGCATTCGTTCCTTGAACGGCACCAGTCCAAATCTTTTCGTACTGATTACCAATACCATTTGCGGTAGAGGTGATGATTACTTTGGTGTCTTTACCCGAAGATACAACAGGATACGTTGACGTATAGAACTCAGCCGCATTCTCAACGAAAGCAAACTCATCGAGAAAAAGAAGATTAACAGACATACCACGAATAGAAGACCCACTAGTAGCAGCGGCAATGATTCTAGAATTATTACTAAACTCAATAGAACCTTTGTTGAGTGCCTTACAACCCGGCTGCAAAAAGAAAGGAAGGTTTTCCAACATGAGTGTAACACGTGCGAGCATCTCTCGTGCGGTTGCACCTTTGTTTGCAAGTACTGCGATAGTTTTCTCGGAATGGAAACAAGCATACCATAGAAGGTACCCAACCGAACTGATTGACTTACCGGATTGACGACATGCAAGTACGATAGAGAAACGATTCTTTTCGAAATGGTCAAACATCTTTTCTTGATATTCGTATAAATCAAAATTAACCAGACCACGGTCAAGATGCACCACCTTTACGTATGTACGACAGAAGTGTACGGGGTCTCCCATACACTTTTGGTATTCTTTTATTTTCTCTTCTGTCCATTCCTCGGCAACCCCATCCCGTTTAACTTGGGGGTTTCCAAGATATGATTCCTTAGTCTGAGTCGTCATGCGGGATCACTTGTTTCTCATTCTGTAAAAATCGTTGGAGTTCAGTTGTTGAACCCAGAAAAACATTGTTGGTGGTATTACCTCTATTCTCCAGAGCTGGAACATCAGACTTCTCGACATCCTTTTTCTTTTTCTGGAGATCCATTAACTTATCGTTAACATCAGCAATACCCTTTATCATACCAGACAATACTTCGAATGCGCGAG